GTTGTATAAGTATTTAGCACGATACGCACAATGTACATATTTTATGTTTAAAATTGTGCAGGAGAATCGGGTTGCAGGTAAGTATGACAATGCAGCAGGCAAGATTACTTATATTGGGCGACAGCTTCAGCGCAGATTGGCGTCAAGATTATCCCAACAGCAAGGGTTGGCCTACACTTTTAGAAGAATCATTTTCTGTTACCAACCTATCGCAATGTGGATGCAGTGAATACCGCATTGCTAGACAGCTTGAAACTGTAGATCCTGCTGACTTTGATTATGTTGTTGTAAGTCATACCAGTCCATACCGCTTGTATGCACCACATCATCCTGCTTATGACTGTAACAGCATGCATCGACACTGTGACTTTTTATACAGCGACGTCGAAGCACACCATGAACTCTATCCAGAATTGCTGTGTGTCAAGGAATATTTTGAAACTTTTTTTGATTTAGAACATGCAAAATTTCAACACAGGTTGACAATAGAGCATATTGAACGTACACTTACAGAGTACGCTATACCAGTTTTGCATATTGCACACATAGACTGGCAAGAATTGTACACACCGCAGTTTTTTAGATGCTATAGTGATATATGGCAAAAAGAACGTGGAACAATTAATCACTACACTGATCGAGGCAACAAAACCGTTGCACAAGACATTGTAGATTACTTTAACAAACACTAGGAAATAAAATGGACGGACGAGTTTTTAATCCAGAAGAGCAAGCCAAGATTACTCAAATCATCAACGAAGGCATGCAGGTTATGACAGAAGTTGCCAGCCTCAACGAAGGTCTTAACGACACTGTAAAAGCAGTAGCAGAAGAATTAGATGTGAAACCAAGTGTGTTGAAAAAAGCAATTCGTGTTGCGCACAAGTGTGAATTACAGAAAACACAAGAAGAGCAAGAACTGCTAGAAACTCTGTTGGAAACTGCAGGTCGCACACTGTAACGTATGTTCAAGATCATACATGATCGCTATAAACCTATTGTTTTTGTAGGCAATACTGGTCTTAATCAGCAGTTGCACGAAAACCTAGCAAGACCTAGTCGTGTTTGTAGTTTTGAACAGGTCCAATCGATGGACAACAGCTGGTTTGAAAGACACCAATTCATGTGTGTTACAGGAGATTACGATCTAAAAAGGAAGATTGTCGATTTTCTCGAAAGCAAGCATGTGGCTTTTTTTAGTATTGTAGGTGAACAAAATTTAATAGATCCTAACGTAACAATTGGAGTTAATACATTTATCAACAGTTACAATGATCTATTGGGGTCGCCTATACATATTGGCCATCATGTGATATTAAGTTGCTATTGCCAACTGGGACGAGATGTGAAGATCAGTGACTTTTGTCATGTCAGCAGTTATGTGTATGTCAACAACTGTCATGTAGGAGAAGGCACCGCATTGGGCACAAGAAGCAGTGTGCTAGGACCAAAGATCACAGACGAAGACACAAAACACATTGCACCCATGTGTAACTTTTTGGCCAACAGCGTGATCACAAAAAACATCACCGAAACAGGAACCTATTTTGGCAATCGCAAGTCAAACAGCTTATCCAGACAACAGTACAGAATTATCTAAATTTCTAAATTCTCTACAGTGTACTGCAGAAGTACACACAGTCAGTGATCAAGCTCTTTGCGATCAACAGCATTTGCATTTTTGCGTACTGCGTGACAGCCTCAGCGAAGCGCAGTACACATGGGCATTTGGCAATAAAGACCCTATCTGGTTAGATCAATTAATGGATCACAGTCCTGATCATACACCAGAAGAACTGTATGATCTACAACGAAAGCATCCGCCATACGGTATGTTTGAACCTGGCCCAATAATGGTGGAAAACAGTGGTAGTACCAGTGCCAAGCGTCGACTGCCTTTCAGTTTAAATAGATGGTTGAAATATGTAACACCAGCCAGCAGAGGTCTCAAGCATTATGGTGTAAACAGCTCGGATCTGTTGTTGACCACAGATCCAGGTAGCACGCAAGCTGGATATCGAACCATTGAAGAAGCTGCCAGCTGGTTGTGCGGTACCACAGTGGTGCCAGAGCGTAGCACCAGTTTAACACGCAAACTGGAAACCATTCGAGATTATGGCATTACAGTGTTTGCAACCAATGGGCAAAAAATAGAACGCTTGCTGGAACTGGACATAGAAAAATATATACAGCACTCAATGAAGCTGATCATAATCACAGGCACGCCTACAGATCTAACACAAGAAATACAGGACAGGTTTCAGTGTCCGGTCACTGAATACTACGGCAGCAGCGAAATGGGCCAAACATTTTACACCTGCAAACACGGTCAGCGGCATTTGAACATTGACTTTGTGTATCCAGGCGAAAAGCAGGGCAAAACAGTGTTTAGCAACATATCAACACTGCCAATTTTTAACTACGTCCTAGGCGATGAACTTAAATATGAATGGAACGGTTGTTGCGATTGTGGATCTTATCTACCAGTGGTAACACATTTTCAAACCAAAAACTTTTCACAAATAATCAAGGAGTAATTTTTATTATGAAATTTTTAGCAGCGATTTTTACAACTCTCTTGACTACTAGTGCAATGGCAAAAACGCAGGTTCCTGTGTATTGGCCTTTCAGCATCGGCAACGTGCAAGCACAGGCAGTGCGGGTGTTGCTGGATGCAGTAAATGATGCAGATGTAGATCCAGATTTTCGTTATGTCCAAGCACACAAGCCAGGTGCTGGCAGTGCAATTGCAGCACGTCGAGTGGCACAACAAAACGGTGCAGAACTACTGTCAGTGAGCAGCAGTTATTTTATTCGCCCGTTGTTTTATCCAGAGGACAGCCATGCAGTAGCAGATCTTCAACCAGTGGTACGCATCAGTACCAACCAGCCAGTGTTGATTGTAGGCAAGCCTGAATACCAGTCCTTGGCTGATCTACAGGACAAAGAAAGTGTCACAATTGGTATGATCAATGGCTCAGTGACCAATCTTATTGCCGCCACAGTGCAAACTGGATTGCCAAACACAGATTTGATCATGGTACCTTACAAGGGCACAGTAGAGCCCATGCTTGATGTAATCGGCGGCAGCTTGGATCTCAATGTTGGATTCATTGACGAAGCAGAAAAGCATCAAAAAGCAGGCAAAGTCAGTATTGTGGGTGCTACCGGTACAGAACCTGTCCGAGGAAATGCTACCTTTGTTGATCAAGGTGCTACCAAGTTTGCCGACATCAATCTTGAATATTGGATCATGACAGACGCAGACGTTCCAGAAAAACGTGTACGTGAACTGCACGCCATGTTTACAGAACATTTGCAGGCGGGTGCTCCTTACTGGGCACAAGACGAAGCACAAGTAGTAGCTTTAACCTATGAAGAAACAATGGAGCACTTTTGGGCACAGGAAAAGTTTTGGAGAGAATTAAAAGCCGAACTGTTACCAGAGTAAAACCAAGGATGCAGAGCACGAAAATTGTATCTGCATCTATTGCTAAATATCCTACACAGTGTTATAATACGAATCGTAACCGTAAGTTACATGAACCATGGTCAGTGAGCCAAAATTCACAGGAGAACAATGAGCTACGTAGACGCACTATTTGATCGCAATCAAGATCGAATTCACATTGTAGAAAGACAAAACGGCGAGCGGATATATCAAGAATACCCTGCCGAATATGTGTTTTACTATGATGATCCCCGGGGCAAGTTCCAGAGCATTTACGGAACAAGTGTCAGCAGATTTGCTACAAAAAACAGCAAAGAATTTCACAAAGAAGTTAAAATCAACAGCGGAAAAAATATCTACGAAAGTGATATCAATCCAGTGTTCCGTTGTTTAGCAGATCATTACCAGGGTGTTGATGCACCCAAACTGCACACTGCATTTTTTGACATTGAGGTGGACTTTGACCAAGAACGCGGTTATAGTTCACCTGATGATCCATTTAATCCTATTACATCAATAACAGTGTATCTTGACTGGCTGGATCAACTGATCACACTGGCAGTGCCGCCCAAGCACATGAGCAAGGAAACTGCACAGGAACAAGTTGAAGAATTTGATAACACCTTTCTGTTCTGGGATGAAGGTGAGATGATCAGCACGTTCTTGGATATAATCGAAGACGCCGATGTGCTTACTGGTTGGAACTCAGAAGGCTACGATATTCCTTACACTGTGCAACGCTGTATCCGTGTACTCAGCAAGGATGACACTAGACGATTCTGTTTGTGGGGACAGTTGCCCAAACAGCGAACCTTTGAACGCTATGGTGCTGAAAATATCACATTTGACTTGATTGGCAGGGTGCACATGGACTACATGCAACTGTATCGCAAGTACACCTACGAAGAACGGCATAGTTACAGTCTCGATGCTATCGGAGAATACGAAAACCTTGGCAGTAAAACAGTGTACGAAGGTACACTGGATCAGCTTTACAATCAAGATTTCAAAACGTTTATTGAATACAACCGACAAGACGTTGTACTGCTAGCCAACATTGACAAAAAACTCAAGTTTTTGGATCTTGCTAACACATTGGCACATGAAAATACTGTACTATTGCCAACCACAATGGGAGCAGTTGCAGTAACAGAGCAGGCTATTATCAATGAAGCACATGCTCGAAACATGGTTGTTCCAAATCGCAAACAAAGACTCACAGATGAAGATACACAGGCAGCTGGTGCCTACGTAGCATATCCCAAAAAGGGCATTCATGAGTGGGTGGGTTCAATCGATATTAACAGTCTATATCCCAGTACAATTCGTGCACTGAACATGGGACCAGAGACTATTGTAGGACAGCTTGTTCCTTACATGACAGATAATCACATTCAAGAACGCATGCGTAATGGTGCAAGCTTTGCTGCCGCCTGGGAAGGTTTGTTTGCAAGCTTGGAATACACTGCTGTAATGGAACAACAGCGGGGCACAGAAATAACCATACGCTGGGTCAACGGCGAAGAAAGTGTGCATAGTGCCGCAGAAGTATGGAAAATGATCTTTGACAGTCACAGTAACTGGATGCTCAGCGCAAACGGCACTATATTTACAGGCGAAGTTGAAGCAGTTATTCCTGGTTTGCTGGAACGCTGGTACGCAGAACGTAAAGAAATGCAGGCCCAACTAAAAGAATCTACAAACAAAGTAGACGAAGAATACTGGGACAAGCGGCAGCTGGTAAAAAAGATTAACTTGAACAGCCTGTATGGCGCAATTCTCAATCCTGGATGTAGATTCTTTGATAAACGCATCGGGCAATCAACCACACTCACTGGCAGAAGTATTGCTAAACACATGGATGCATACGTTAATCAGTGCATAACAGGCGAGTATGATCATATAGGAAAAGCAATCATTTACGGCGACACAGATAGTTGTTATTTCAGTGCATGGCCTGAGATCAAAGAACAAGATGTCGAATGGAACAAAGAAATTGCTGTACAACTGTACGAAAGCATCTCAGATGAAGTAAACGACAGCTTTCCAGGCTTTATGGAACAAGCATTTCATTGCCCACGCAAACGCGGTAGTGTGATTCGAGGTGGTAGAGAAATCACTGGCACCAAAGGCTTGTTTATTACCAAGAAACGATATGCTGTGATGGTGTATGACCAAGAAGGCAAACGTCTTGACATAGAAGGCAAACCTGGCAAAGTTAAAGCCATGGGCTTGGATCTAAAACGTTCTGACACTCCGGTGGTAATACAAAATTTTCTCAAAGAAATCCTCGACATGGTTCTGCAAGGATACACTAGAGACAGTGTGATTGAACGCATTAGAGAATTCAAGTACGAGTTTTCTGAAAGACCAGGCTGGGAGAAAGGATCGCCCAAGCGTGTAAACAACTTGACCAAATATGTTAAAAAAGAAAAACGCGAAGGCAAAACCAATATGCCCGGGCATGTACGAGCAGGCATGAACTGGAATACACTCAAAGAAATGAACAGTGATAACTATAGCATGACAGTTATTGATGGCATGAAAGTGATTGTGTGCAAGTTGAAAAAGAATCCACTAGGATGGACCAGTATTGCTTATCCCACAGATGAACTGCATTTGCCACAGTGGTTTAAAGACATGCCGTTCGACGACGGCGAAATGGAAACTGTGTTGATCGACGGCAAAATCGACAACTTGTTAGGAGTGCTGGATTGGGATTTGTCCAGCGCAACAAACACACAAAACACATTCGAGGACTTGTTCGACTTCGGCGATGCTTAGTGATAGAATACGTGCACGACATAGTTTAAGTAAACTGGTTGCCTATCTTAATCTAATAGACAGCATCGAGTCTGACCAACGAGTGAGAGAAATTGTTTATCTGATAGAAAGTGTTGCAGAAGAGCACAAGTTGGAAAACATTGAATGGGACAACTATCATCCTATAGATTGTGATTATAGCGCGGCAATACAGCATGCAAAACGTTTGCCACTGCATTTTAGAGCACTGCGTGAAGAAGTATTCCGGGAAGTGCTTGAACACGAAGGCACCTATTACACTGCCAGCAGTAATTTTTATCAGTACAACAAAGACAGTTCAGAAGGACTGGACAGTTTAGAAACTGACCCGGAATTCGATGATCTTGTGCGAAATCGTATCAACATCATCACAGATTGGCAATTTCCTGGTGTGGTATTTAGACCACAGGCCTGTGATTTCATGAGGGAAATGGTAGCCTGTGATCCTTTGTATCTAGTTGACACAAATCAGGACAGCATGCTACCGGGTATAAAACAGTTTGGCAAGCGATACCAGCGTAGATTGTGCTTTGCCGACACCATTGAGTATATTGATACCATGATGCAGGATTTGCCTCCAAAGCAGATTGGCTTAATTTTGGTAACAAACTTTTTTGAACTGCGGCCAATTGAACTGTTAGAAAAATACTTCAAGGAATTTATAACACTGTTACGCAGTGGCGGCAAGCTTGCTTTCACATTCAATGACTGTGATGATTCAACTGCTGTTCAGTTTGTAGAAGCGCGACAAAGATGTTATACCCCAGGCAGAGAAGTGGTTCGCATACTGGAAGAGCTAGGGTACACCATTATATACAAAACCATGCACAACAGCGGACTTGGATATATTGAGTGCACAGCACCTGGCGAATTAACCACATTACGCGGAGGGCAAACTCTTGCTAAACCAATGCCTTTATAATCAATACTGTTGACTTTTTTCTAAATACCCCATATACTAATCTACATACACAAGGAGAATACTGTGAGAGACTACTTACTAGATCTAGTAGAGCATACTTTTGATCTTGGCTGTATTGAGCTGTTAAAGATCACTGGCGATGACAAAGAAACTGCAATTGTTGGCATGGCCGATGATCGCAGTGTGGTTGTGCAAGGTCGATATCTTACACCAGTTGCTGAATTTATTGGCACATTCGGATTGCCCAATCTTAGCAAACTAAAGGTATTGTTGAATCTAGGTGAATACAGAGAAAATGCCGAAATCACCGTAAACAAACAGGATCGCAACGGCGAAACTGTACCTGTGGGCTTGCATTTTGAAAACGCCACTGGTGACTTTAAAAACGATTATCGTTTTATGAGCAGTGAAATTGTCACACAAAAGCTAAAGGATTTCAAGTTCAAAGGCGCTAACTGGCATGTAGAATTTGAACCATCTGTGGCAGGCATTCAGCGTCTTAAGATGCAGATATCAGCCAACTCCGAAGAGCCTAACTTTGTAGCTAAAACCGAAGATGGGGACCTCAAGTTTTACTTTGGTGACCACAGCACACACGCTGGAGATTTTGTATTTCATCCAGCAGTAGGCGGCGCACTGTCGCGTGGTTGGGCCTGGCCTGTGAAGCACTTTGCTGGTATCATGGACCTCACTGGCGATAAAACTGTGCGTATTTCAGATGACGGAGCAGCACAGATCACAGTAAACAGTGGCATTGCTGAATACAACTATATCCTTCCAGCACAGAGCAAATAATAGATGTTAAAAGACTGTTACAGCAACACCAAACCCAACATTCGTGGAGTAATTTTTATCGATGTTTGGGATGAACCCTACCTAGATCGCTGGGTAGATGCCATGATGTACAATCTAGAAAAATACTATCTAGACAGTGTTATCAGTGCCAACTACGAAGTAGCACTAGATGTGCGTTATGACACAAGTTTATTAAACACCATCAGCGAATACAGTCTTAACAACTACACGCCTGAATTTGTTCTGCCCTTGATGCAGTATACCGGCACAAGAGAAGCACACAGAGATCTACAGGATATTGTGTATAATAAGCACAGTTTTGCATTGCTTACTCCAGACGCAGTGGAATATCACATGCAAAACATGGTACCACATGTACAAGATTGGCTTGTGGTTGGCGGTGCATGGGGTGCTTGTACACACTGTAGGCCTTTTAATTTTTATCATATGAGCAATATGAATCAAAGATTCTTTGTAGCAGACTGGAGCATGTACACTGAAACCGGCACAACCTTTACTTCTAAACTGCTAGAACAAGATCAATTAACATGGAGTACTACCAATAGCGAACTCTACCAACTTGTCCCTAAACATGTTGCCAGTGCCCAGCTATCATCAGCACAACTATGATAGCATACCTCGCAACGCACAGCTAGGGCACACCACAACATATCGTTGTAACAGTCCAAGTCGAGACCTAGTTGTTGATTGGCAGGGCAACTGTTTTGTATGTCCATGCGAAGCATGGTTGCCTATCAGTGTTGGGCATATATCCAAGTTTGATCAACTAGAGGACATATGGAACAGTAACACAGCTCAACAGTTACAACAAGACATCGACCGTGGTAACTTTTTTCATTGTGCTGTAGATAGATGCGGAGTGCTACACAGTGACTTAATCAAGGATCATTACACTGTGAGTATTAATATTGACGAAAGTTGTAATCTAGCGTGCCCAAGTTGCAGGCCCGAAAGTAGAATGATTCGTCCAGACCACGGCGAATTTGAAGAAAAGATCGCACAGGTACGCCATTTGATCAGCTTACTAGAGGACTTTGATCAACCATGTCACATTGTGATGAGCGGCAACGGCGATCCATTGGCCAGTCACATCATGCGTCCATTGATTCGCGAATTTGTTCCCAGTCAATATCAAACAGTGAGACTGTTTACCAATGGACTGTTGATGAAAAAACTACTGCCTGGCACAGACATTCTAAATAGCATAACACAATATTTTATCAGCATTGACGCAGGAAGTGCTGAGGTATATGAACAGGTCAGACAGCCAGGTCGTTGGAAAAATCTCACAGAAAATCTCAATTGGCTAACGCACACTGACTCAGAAGTGTTATTGAAATTTGTTCTTCAGGCAGATAACTGGCATGACATAGACAATTTCGTTGATTTATGTGAACATTATAACTTTCAAGGCGTGGTACATAGATTGGAAGATTGGGGCACCTGGCGAGATTTTGCCAGTCAGGATGTGATAGGCAACATAGCTCACAGTGATCATTTACCTGCAATTGATGCTTTGAGAGCCGCTGTAAACAGAAATAGCAAACTAGTAGATTTTGGCGCTAGTCTAAGAGACATTGTACAATAATGGAATATCTTCAAGATAACTTAACCAATAAGCAAAACGATTATGCAGTATTTCTGCCAGCAATCAGCAGCTTTTATGCCAACTATATTGGCAGACAGCAGTATGAAGAATATGTAGAACAAAGTCGTATGCCGCAGAGCATACAAGACATGGAGATGATGAACTTCTTCAATGATCAAAAAGGATTGTTCACATATCGTTGGGGACTGTACAGTGCCGGGCATGCCAATTTGGATTTAAGCAAGCACAGTCCAAAAGAAGCAATGATTCGAGAACGCGGCAATCATACCACACTGCTTGCTGACTCAGGTGGATTTCAAATTGCCAAAGGTGTCTGGGAAGGCGAATGGGCAAACCCAAACTGTAAACGTGCAGAAAAATACCGAAGCACAGTGCTCAAGTGGTTAGACAATGTAAGTGATTATTCAATGACATTGGATATTCCAACCTGGACATACACCGTACCAGAATGTGCAGAAAAGTCCGGGATCCACAGCTATCAGGATGCTGTGACAGCAACCAAGTACAATCACGAATACTTTATGAAACATTCGTCAGGCAAAGCCAAATTTTTGAATGTATTACAGGGCGGCAATCATCAAGAAGCCGATGATTGGTATGATCTCATGAAGCACTACAGTGACCCAGCTCGCCACGAAAAATTCTTCCGAGGCTGGAGTATGGGAGGCGCTAACATGGCTGATCCTCATCTGGCATTGAGACGTGTTGTTACACTCATACACGACGGCTTGCTAGAACAAGGACAACATGATTGGATGCACTTTCTTGGCACAAGCAAACTGGAATGGGCAGTGCTGTTAACTGACATTCAACGTGCAGTACGCAAGCATCACAATCCCAATTTTACCATCTCATTTGACTGTGCAAGTCCATTCCTTGCCACAGCCAATGGGCAGATCTATACCAATACTGTAACTGATCATCACAGCAAGTGGAGTTACAAGATGGAAGCAACTGTGGATAACAAAGCATTAGCCAATGACTCAAGAAGCTTTAGAGATGCTGTATTAGCAGAAGGCGTTCACAATGTGTTCGACGACAGTCCAATCAGTGCCAATCTCATGGTAAAAGACGTTTGCAAATATGCACCAGGCGACGTGAATAAGATTGGCAAGGAAGGAAAAACTTCCTGGGACAGCTTCAGTTACGCATTGATGATGGGACACAATGTGTGGCACCATATAAACGCTGTACAACAGGCGAATAGACAGTTTGATGCCGGTGTGCACCCAAGCATGCTGGTAGATAATCTTTCCGGTACAACATCACGTGACATAATCAATCAAGTGTTTGCAACACCAGACTATCAGGAACGACTGGACATTTTAGATCATTACAGCAAGTTTTGGATGGGCATTTCAGGAGCACGAGGCATGGGCGGAAAGAAAGCAGTTAATGCTCAGCGCCAGTTTAATAATTTGTTTGATTTTTCGTAATAGTTTTGTTATACTAAAGGAGAAGTTAAGATGTATCATAAACGCATAGAACAATTGGAAAAATTACATCATCAATTGGATAAAAAAATCCGTGGTAAAGAAAGCACAGGTGTATACGACGACTATGAATTGCATCAGCTGAAAAAGGAAAAGCTACAGCTACGAGACGAAATTGAAATGTGGAAGCGCAAGCAGTTTGAACAAGATCACGAAACGGTAGAATTTGATGACCACTAACAACAGAGAAAGTCATGTGAATGTAAATTACTTTACAGGCAAAGAAGTAGAGCATACACCAGTATACGAGATGAATACACTGTTTGTAGTAGGGTGCAGACCATTTGGCGAAGTACTAGACCAAATTGAATTTCATCATGTCAAGCATGTGTATCTTGGTGCCAATGGCAGTTTTGTTCCTGATGAAAAATGGTACACTCTAGTGGATAATCTACTAGACCTTGGCTTTTGGGTTACACTAGACTTTGATATTTCTCATGTGGAATGGATACTAGAAGCAGGGTTTACCGAACAACATCGCTTTATAGCAATGATTTCGGCAAAACTGCCTTATATAAACCAATTGGGCTACAATGCTTGTCTCAAGTTAGACGACCGAGAATTCGAAGGATCCAATCCGGGCGTATGGGTACACAGTGTGCATGAATTGATGGACCGACGTGTGTTTACAGACTGGGAAAAATATGACAATGATAGTGTACTAACAAATGAATAATCATGAATATCGGAATAATCAAGGATTTTGCCCAGCTCCTTGGGTGAGTCTGTACGTTGATCCGTCAGGAAGAATTGATCATTGTTGCATTAGTCATAGCAATCTTGGATATACTCCGCAGGAAAATATTGAAGATATCATTGCCAGCGACCACAATGTCGAAATCAAACACAACATGCGGTATAATAATAAACTTCCATTTGGGTGCACAAATTGTACAGTGTCCAATGATGTTACAACACTGCGAAAATCAATGCTGGATTGGTTTGATAGTACTGATAAAAAATTATACGACAGTCCCGAGAACTTTAATCTAAAATACCTCGATCTGCGATGGAGAAATACATGTAATCTTGCCTGTGTATACTGCGGGCCTGAATGTAGCAGTACCTGGGCTAAAGAATTAGATCAACAAACTCGTATAGATACACTGCAACTAGACACTCTAAAAAGTTATATCAACGATCAAATTGAAAATTTACAGAGAGTATATCTAGCAGGTGGCGAACCGTTGATGATCAAAGACAACGAATGGTTGTTAGAACAGTTGATAGAACGTAATCCAACAGCCGAAGTTTGGGTAAACACCAACTTGATGAACACTGACAATAAAATTTTTCGGTTGCTTACAAAGATGGATCGTGTTAAATTTATGATTAGTGCAGAAGCAGTCGAAGACCAATATAATTATATGCGTTATCCGGGAAATTGGAAAAAATTCGAAGAAAATTTCGATTGGTTAAATCAAAATCGTCTTTTAAGCATTCACCATTTCCAATGTGTATACAATACCCTGAACATGTATAATTTTGATCGGTTTTTAGAGTGGGCAGAACGTAAACTAGATTTTATTAACCACCCTGAGCGTGATATGATGATAAACATTGTGTATGTAAACAGCGGCACTGGAGGTTGGCTCGATCCTCGCCAGCTACCCGGTGATCATTTGGATAATGCGAAGAAAAAAATTACTGAGTGGAAAGACAGGTTTAAATATCCTAGTATCATTAATAACTTGAACGAAATCGAAGCAATGCTAAACACTCCTTACAAGCACTATGTTAACGAACCTCGAATTGGATTTTATTCGCAAATACAACAACTAGATAACCGTCGCGGCACAAATGCCGCACAAACTTTCCCTGAACTATTTGAGCACTAATATGACAGATAATAGAATGATTTGGGTTACTTTCCAAAAAGAAGGTATACACAGATATCCAGGCGCCGACACTGATCCAAAGCTAGCAACAGGCGACTGGGACGATGTCAGTTTCTTAGGATACCCGCATCGACATATTTTCCACTTTAGGGTGTGGATAGAAGTTTTTCATAATGACCGAGACATTGAGTTTATTCAATTCAAACGCTGGTGTCAACGTCTATATGAAGAAGTAGAAAGCAGCACAGCAGTGCTAGAATTAGACTATAAAAGCTGCGAAATGATGGCCGACGATCTCTACGAGCAGATTGCCAGTGAGTATCCGGGCCGAACTGTATGGATCGAAGTATCTGAGGATAACGAAAATGGTTGCTTCATTAACTATCAACAAAAACAAAGAGACCAAGATCATGGCTAAAAGATCAAGAGCTCCGGCGATTCGAGATGTCTGGGAAGACCTCGATAGCTATTTAAAATTCTGCCGAACTTTCGGCTATCGCTACGACGAAGCTGACTTGTATAACTGGAAAAGTTATGCATGGCAGCAGTACAACAAACACATCAATGGAAAACGTTGCAAGGACATGTGGTTCCTTGACACGTCGAGGTAAACAATGCGTAAATTATTCTACATGGGCCTCGAAAGCTATGAGGCCCGTTACACCCTACAACTCACAGAATGGAACCGCAGAGTATTTGAACGTCGTGGGTTAGACGTTGTTTACGTGCCAGGTGATACCATTGACGACACAAAAGCAATTTCTGTAGGGCAGGTACTGGATGCCCACGGTCGCAGTTACTATTCAATGAGCCAGATGATGAATCTAGTGCAGATGATGCGCAACGGTGAGTGTGGCGGAGAAGACGTGATCTATTTTGAAGACATGTTTACTCCTGGTATTGAAAGTTTGCCTTACATTATCAATCAGATTCCAGAACAAGATCGGCCACGCATATATGTACGCTGTCTAGCACAGGCCATTGATCCTGATGACTTTGTTCATGTATGGGGCAACATGGCAGAATGGATGAGCACATATGAACGCATGGTGAACCAGATTCCGGGCATGCATGTTCTAGCTACCAATGAAGAAATGGTTGCCCACATGCGCATCGCAGGGTATACTGCCCCTATTTACAACATATCAGGATTGGCATTTGGCAAGGCAGAAGTACAAGAACGACTGGGCAAGCCCGTTGCTCCGTTTGATCAACGAAAAAAACGTGTGGTGTTTGCTGCGCGGTTTGATCAGGAAAAACAACCAGACTTCTACATGGATCTGATTGAAATGTTCCACAGCCAAGGGCCACGTGATGTAGAGTTTGCTGTGTTACAGGGCGGAGAGCTACGAAGCAACAATCCACGCTATATCGAACGTGCAAGACAACTGGAAGCAGAAGGCAAGTTGACAATCTACGAGAATCTCAAGAAAGATGAATACTATGATATTCTAAATGATTCGCGTGTGTTGTTCAACTGCGCATTACAGGATTGGGTAAGCAACACTGTTAGTGAAGCAGATGCGCTTGGATGCAATGTGGTTTATCCAGCGTATCGCAGTTTCCCAGAAACATTTTCCAATGACCCAGAGCGATTGTATGTGCCTTGGAGCATTGACGATGCATATCACAAGGTGCAAAACATGCTGTTTGCAGCACATCACAACATGGGCTTGATATCGGATTGGAACAATGGAACTATTGATCGTATTATTGACATTATTACAGGCAACGGTGAACAGTGGAATCGCGCAGGGAACAGATACCGCGATCATGTTGCTGGATCAAAATACCAAGTTGTAAAAATCGAGGACTAGTATGTCTAAAACTGTATGGATAACCGGCGCAGGTGGCTACATCGGAGGCCAATGCATCCTGGAGTTCGAGGACGCTGGTTACATCGCGGTTGGCTTGGATACATCGGAAGTTCACGGCTATAAGTCAGACTATGGATCGCCTGATGTTAGTTACTTTTTGTCAGGCGATAAACCAGATATTATTGTGCACTGTGCCGCAACTAGTTTGGTGGGTCCTAGCATGCAGGATCCAGGATCTTATTACAATAACAATGTTGCAAAAACAATAACATTTCTAGAAAACATACGCAATACTGTGCCAGATGCGCACTTTATTTTTGCTAGCAGTGCCGCAGTATATGGCGAACCCTCTAGCACTGAATGGCTCACTGAACAAAGCAATGCTGATCCGATCAGTCCATATGGTCGTAGCAAACAGATGATTGAACAAATACTGCATGACTACTCTGACATTTATGGAATGAAAACAACCAGTTTGAGATTTTTCAATGTGTGCGGAGCTGACCTTGATCAACGACACGGACAGACCGATGATGCAACACACATTATACCCAGCATTATACGAGCATTAAAAAACGATCAGCCTGTGCAAATCAACGGCAACAACTACAGAGGCAAAGACGGTACTTGTACCAGAGATTATGTGCATGTTTGTGATGTTGCCAGCGCAGTAAGAAAATGTGCAGAAAGTCAAGCTTTTGGTATATACAACGTGGGCGGACCTCATGCTTACACTGTATTAGACATTGTACGTGCATTTGAATCAGTACTAGATAGAACTATAGAAATTTCTTACGGTCCGCGACGAGCAGGCGACCCTGATGTATTAAAAGCTGACACCACACTGCTCGAAACAAAAACAGATTGGGTACCTACACATGACCTCAAAACTATGGTTGAAACCGCTTGGCAGTGGCATTCAAAATAGACCGCCTGCAAACATATCTAATGCAAGCTTTGACAGTATACTTGCTTTCGAATGTCAACTAGCCAAGTACACTGGTGCACCGTATGCTATTATGACAGATTGTTGCACACATGCTATTGAGCTGTGTTTGCGCTATGACAATGTACAAGAAACAGAATTTACTCCTTATACGTATATCAGTGTTCCTATGCTGATGCACAAACTAGATATAAAATACAACTACGTTTTGCAACAGTGGTCAGGAGAATATCACTTCAGACGTACACGCATTTGGGACAGTGCTAGACTGTGCAAACCAGGCATGTATAGAACCGGCATGATGCAGTGTCTGAGCTTTGGCAACGGCAAGCCCTTGGAAGTAGGACATGGCGGAGCAATACTGCTAGATGACAAACGTGCCTATGAAACTATAGTTAAACAGAGATACGATGGCAGAAATCTGTCCCAACCCTGGGGATCGCAAAAAACTATTTCTGTTGGCTATCATTACAAGCCCAGTATCGAGGATGCTGTACATGCTGCAAATTTACTGGCAGCAAACAATCTTAAACACACACAAGAAGACTGGAAGAAATATCCAGACTGCAGACAAATAACCATAATGGAGTGATATGAAAATACTTGTAACCGGGCATTCAGGATTTATCGGGTCGCATATCTGCCCGCAACTGGAAGCACAAGGACACACTGTATACAAACTTAAAAATGATCTACTGGATTATGCGGATGTCAGTGACGAAGTATACACACTAGATCCAGATGTAATAGTGCATCTTGGTGCACGAACAGAAGTTGGCAAAAGCTTTTATGAGCCGATTGCATTTAGTCAGGTCAACTATGTTGGCACTGTGAATCTAGTGAATGCCGCTGTAAAACTAAAAAACTTAAAATGTTTCATCTTTGCCAGTACAATGGAAGTTTATGGTTGGCAGCCAGTAAGCGATGATATCAGAGACAGACGTATCCCCGACGCAGTAAGAGACGGGCGTATTCCTAATTCAGTGCCCGTGTTTACCGAATCAACAGAACCGCATCCGAATGCACCATATGCTGTGGCCAAATATGCCTGCGAAAAATACATTGAATATGCTCATCGTAGTTTTGGACTACCAAGCGCAATGGTACGACAAACCAACACCTATGGCCGCAAAGACAATGATTTTTTTGTAGTAGAACAAATCATTACACAAATGTTAAACAACCCAGATGAAGTCAAGTTAGGTTATCAGCATCCATGGCGTAATTTTTTATACATCGATGATATGATCAACATGTGGATCAGTTTGATTAACAATGTTGATAGCATAGACAAAGCAGAACTGTTCACTATTGGACCGCCCAATGCTCTTAGTATTGATAGTCTCGCACAAACCATTGCTAGCAAGTTAGACTGGAAAGGCACAATCAAGTGGAACGAGAAACCACCAAGACCTGGTGAGATCTTCTTGCTTAATAGTGGATACGACAAGATACACAAGTTCACTGGATGGAAACCAGAAGTAGACCTAGACAAAGGATTAGATTTGACCATAAATATCTGGAACAACAGATAAGGTCATAAATGAAACGTAATATCTACCTGTATCAAGCGCAATACAGTCTAAGTGTCAGAGGTAAACCAGCTTATTGGATTCCGTACAGTGTTGGTTGTATATGGTCTTATGCCCAACAATTCGACATTGTCAATGATAACTATAATCTTGCAGGATTAGGATTCCGGAGAGAACCGCCGGAACAGGTAGTTGCTAAGATGAATCATCCTGCTATTGCCTGTTTTAGTTGCTATGTATGGAATGAAATGTGGAGCTTGGCAACTGCAAAGGCAGTAAAAGACGCTTTTCCTGACTGTAAAATAATTTTCGGTGGACCACAGTCTTCGGTGAATATGCCAATTCAATATCCATTTATTGATTCAGTAATCGTTAGCGAAGGTGAAGTCAGTTTTGTACAGTTACTGGAAGATTACCACAGTACAGGCCGAGTAAACGCAATTTACAAAGCAGAACGTATCAAGGATCTTGATTTTCCTAGTCCTTACACTATTGGATTGTTTGATAAAATGATAGAAGAAAATCCTGGCGCTGAATGGAATATGACTTTCGAAACAAATAGAGGCTGTCCGTATTCTTGTACATTCTGCGACTGGGGAGGACTGACCATGAGTAAAATCAAAGTATTCCCTATAGAAAGAGTTAAATCCGATCTAGATTGGGCTATCGGAAAACCTGTGAGCTATTTGATTTGTGCTGATGCAAATTTTGGTATTTTCAAAGAGCGAGATGTTGAAATAGCAGAACACATTGTTGACGTTGCTAGCCAAAGCAAGATAGAGGCTGTTAATTTACAATACGCAAAAAACAGCACAGATGTAGTATATGACATTGGAAAAAAACTAGGCAATCTAGGGCGCGGTATTACAATGAGTATGCAAAGTATGAATCCTGATACACTTAAAGCTATTAAGCGTGATAACATGCGTATTAACCAAATGACCGATATTATGAAACACAGTGATAGAACCGGTGTGCCTACTTATACAGAGGTTATTCTAGGACTGCCTTTAGAGACATTAGAAAGTTGGAAGCAGGGTTTGGCTGATATTCTAGAAATGGGACAGCACAACGCTATTGACATGTGGTTTGCACAGACACTTAAAGGTGCAGCTTTGGGTACTGAAGAAGATCGACAAAAATACGGCATCGAAACACAGGTGGTAAAAGATTACTATCCACTGTACCACCCCGACGACTGGCGAGAAATTGAAGAAGAAATGGAAATTGTGGTTGCTACTAACACAATGTCCAGAGATGAATTAATCGATGCCTATATGTATGCTTGGATGATAATTCAATTACATGCAGCCGGGTATACTCAGGTAATTGCACGATACTGTCGAGAGATTCACAATATAGATTTTAGAACATTCTATGATGATATCTGGGCTCAGATACAAACGCAAGATTGGGTGATGAAGCATTTTTACAGTCTACGCCATGTTGTAGATCATTATATGAAAACCGGTGAACTTTTGGAAAATGAAACACTAAAAGGCGGTGCAAAAGGTCACGGTATTCACAGCATGAGCTATGGATTTATCTACAATAATAAAGACAAGTTCTTTAAAATGGCTATGAACACAGCTAAAAAATTAGTACCAAGACTGGATCCAAATCTACTAGAAGTGCAAAAAGCCAAAATCTTTGATCCATCTTATTCATATCCTTTAACTATAACAGCAGAGTTTGACCCGGAATTTTACGAGTCAGTGCACACTGTTATTACAGCACATCCAAGTATCAAAGAAAGTGCACTAACTAATCTCAAAGAAAAGCTCAACACCAGCGATAGAACAGAAAATCTACAGGAAAAAATTAGTTTAGACATGTATCACTTGCGTCGTCAAGGGCTAATCAAGACCAAAATCACATGTACTCCACAAATTGAAAATGGTTATGCCTATCAAACTAATCATTGGCCGCAAGAAAAATACCCACTTGACAAAATTGTCTAAATACCATACTATATTAATGTTAATATAGTTCGAGACATCCTCGTCTATAACTCGGAGAAACAATGACAAACAAATCTATTTCATCAACTATTAGAGACCGCATCGCCGGTGACATGTACGGCCGTTACTGGGCTGGAGACAATATTAGCCAGTGGATTGAGCCTGGCGAAAAAGAACTGCTGATTGACGAACTTACCGTAAAGTTTGAAAGTGTGCTAGATTCACTAATTATTGACAGGCAGACTGATCCTAACTCCATGGACACAGGTCGTCGACTTGCCAAGATGTACATAAATGAACTGATGCAAGGACGTTATGATCCTCGTCCTAACGCAACTGCATTTCCTAATGTTACAGAAGACGCATACGACGGTATGTTGGTAGTTCGAAGCGAGCTTAAGAGTGTGTGTTCACATCATCATCAGCCGGTTACAGGTGTTGCATATATCGGTATTATTGCCGCGGACACACTTATTGGCTTGAGCAAGTACACTCGTATTGCACAATGGTGTGCTCGACGTGGAACACTGCAAGAAGAACTTGCTATGGACATTGCACGAGAGATTATGGACGCCACTGGCTCGGGAGATGTAGGCGTTTATATTCAGGCCACGCATGGTTGTTGCGAGAATCGCGGCATTATGGCACATAGCAGTCTTACACAAACCACAGTGTTAAAAGGTGCGTTTAAAGAAGACAGTGCAACCAAGAAAGAGTTTATGGACAATATCAAACTGCAACAGGAGTTTGCACCACGATGAGTGATTATATTGCGGCAAGATTGGCACAGGTATTTTTACTTGTTGCACTGAGTTTAGGCGTATTAGGATTTGTACAGGATTTTGTATTATGAGTTTTGAATGGCCAAGAATGCACAAGTGGGAAGAAAATATCGAGCGCGATGTCACAGAAGGTTTAGAAGAACACTTGTGCGAGCACTACGGTGTAGAAGATGTTTTAGAACTTACAGCAGAACAGATGGATGAAGTTATAAAATTTCGGGAAGAATATGTTTCTGAGTATTCCCCCACGAACTGGGGATTTTCAAATGTTATCATGCGCTGGGAAGACGAGAATAATCAAGAATGAAATACGCAATTAAAGTACCATTTGATGATGATTACTTGTTTGTAACCAAAGAAGGCCCACAAGGTCCTGAAATTCTGTACTACGATTTGCTAGAAGATGCTGAAAAACAGGCTCAGTTGTGGGGAGAGCATGCCACAGTTGTAGAACGACCTAGCACTGACACTGTAACGCTAGAGGAAGATGACAATGGTGATTTGATCATGCCTCTACCGGAACATCTACTAACAGAACTAGGCTGGAAGCCGGGCACCAATCTCAAATGGATAGACAACGAAAACGGGACCTTTTCATTGGTCAAGGACGATGACTGACACTTATATATTTTTTACCAAAGGCAGACCACCAAAAAGAATCAAAGCAACCAATCACATTGAAGCCTGCGAAAAGTTCTATGAACAAAACCCAGACTTCCATTTAAGTGAATTAAAACACATAGAAGTTAAACCCGACATGAAAGGAAAACGCAAAGAATGGTTGACACACTTGAAAGAGCACAAGCGGACGGAAGAGCCCCTTGGGCAGACGAAGTACTAGATACCACTGATTTTGTTGTATACAACGATGGATTTCCTGTAACACCAGGACACACTCTGGTTGTGCCAAAATCTGCAGATCTAGCATCAATTAACAAGTGTTTTAGATATGCACTAGAAATGGGCAATAAAAATGTAGACAGTGATGCAAACACTGTAACAGGATACAATGTGGGCATAAACATGGGCGAGAGTGCCGGTCAGACCTGTATGTATCCGCATGTGCATCTAATCTTGCGCCGAGACGGTGATACAGAGAATCCACGTGGCGGCATTAGACACTGCGTAGCCGGTCAAGGAGACTATACAAAAGCTCCTGAAGATATTGAAGTTGAAGATGCTGGATGCTAAATATCTCCACATCCACTTAGTGGCCTTGGCGTCATCCCACTTAAAAGATTCTGCTGCCATCAAACTTACTCACAAGGAGGCAAGAGATGGGTATTAAGATTAAATCAACCAAAGTATACAAAAATTTACCATGCGGTCATGCACAATGGTTTGATGCCAACGAAGACGGCACGCCAGGACATTGTGCGCAGGTGCATGGTTATGACAGAAGTGTAGAATTCACATTCGCGGGCGAACCAGACGAACATGGTTGGATTGTGCCGTTTGGTGGATTGAAACCTGTGAAAGAGTTTTTGGAATACTATTTTGATCACGTTACAGTACTACCCGCTGATGATCCAAGATTGAACACTATTCCAGAAGAACTTACATCAGCAGGAGGCATCCTGGGTACACTGCGAGTGCTACCCAGTGGTGTAAGCATGGAAATGAGCAGTGTGTTTATTTGGGAACATGTCAATCACTATATCTACAAGATTACAAACGGACGCTGTTATGTAGAGTGTGTTCGAGTGTACGAGCATGAACGCAACGATGCAATGTGTAAAGTAGATCAAGACACTGCACGAGCAGATGCACAGCGTAAAATGCCCAGCGGAGATGTACTACCGCAGAAATCCAAGTGGCACTGGGAAGCGCCACAAGATTTACTGAATAGACTAAACAGTCAATAAAGGACACTATGACAGACAAAAAAATCACAAACACCTGGTGGGCACCTTTGCCCTATGATGTTGCAGTGGTACTACCCACTAGAGGACGCACAGAAGCACTGCGAACCAGTTTGCTGAGTTTGATGGAAAAGGCAGAAGAGCCGTTGCGAGTTCAGTACCTGCTGGGCATGGACGACGATGACGTAGAAACTATCAAATGGTGCGAAGAACACCTGTATCCAGAACTAGAAGCACAACAATCGCCGATCCATATCTTTCAATTCCAAAGAATGGGCTACGAAAGACTTAATGAATATGTGAGTGGACTTGCACAGCGTAGCAGTGCAAACTGGATCATGTTTTGGAATGATGATGCCATCATGCATACCCAAGGTTGGGATCGACGTATAGCCGACGAAACAGGTGAATTCAATATCCTGCGCATGCCCACCCACAATGAACATCCGTATGCTATCTTTCCTATTGTACCCAGAGATTGGCTGTTGCTGTTTGGTAGATTGAGTCCGCATCAGATCAACGATGCTTGGATCAGTCAGGTTGCGTTTATGCTGGACATAATGAAAAACATAGACGTAGAGGTCACACATGATCGTCACGACCTTACTGGCAACAACGGCGACGAAACCTTTGAAAAACGCATTATGCTGGAAGGCAATCCACAGGATCCTAGAGATTTCAATCACCCTACATGGCATGCTCGTAGACAGGAAGATGCGCAAAAAATTGCATGGTTATTGCACAGTCGTGGACGAGACATGAGTTGGTGGGAACGTGTATGCTCAGGAGAACAGGATCCGTGGGAACGAATGGATCGCGAATTTGATCCTAACAATCAGGTGGCAAGACTATGATGATAGAACAAAAAATTCGCGATTACTGGAACGCACAGCCCTGTAACATCAATCACAGTGCCCAGCCTGTAGGCACAGAAGAATACTTCAACGAAGTTTCTGCAAAACGATACAAAGCAGAACCACATATTTTGGATTTTGCTGGTTTCCACCAGTGGCGAGGCAAGCGTGTGCTTGAAGTTGGTTGCGGTATCGGCACAGATGCAGAACAGTTTGCACGTCACGGTGCAGAGTATACTGGTATAGACATCAGCGATCAAAGCCTTGACATCTGCCGGCAACGATTTGATGTGCTAGGTCTAGAAGGTCGGTTTGTAAATCACAGTGCCACAGATGATCTAGGTGATCTTGGCGAATTTGATCTAGTGTACAGCTATGGTGTGATTCATCATTATCCTGACATTGATCAAGCCATTGCTAATGTTCACAGTGTAATAGCAGATGCAGGCGAGTTTAGATTTATGGTGTATGCCAAAAACTCATGGAAATATGCCATGATTCGCAAAGGACTGGATCAGTTTGAAGCACAAGCAGATTGTCCTTATGCAGAAGCGTTTACACATGACGAGATTGAACAGTTGCTAGACTCAGATAAATGGACCATTGAAAGGTTGCGACAAGCACACTGTTTCATGTATAATGTAAGCAAGTACAAAGCAGGCGAGTTTGAACTTGAACCGTGGTTTGAAGCAATGCCTGAAATCATGCGAGATGCTGTGAGAGAGTATCTTGGTTGGCACCTACTAGTAAAAGCAAAGAAATTATGAAAAAACTACACACAAATTTCCAAGACGTCACAGGGCAATGCTTGGAGATTGCCAGACAAATTCAAGCAGATGGATGGCTGCCTGACTACATTGTAGGGATCACCCGAGGTGGCTTAATTCCTGCAACACTGCTAAGTCACTATCTTGATGTGCCTATGCAAACACTTAAAGTGAGTTTGCGTGACCATGAGGAATGCGAAACCAACTGCTGGATGAGTGAAGAGGCATTTGGATATGTGCCCACAGAAGAACAAGCCACTATCGGAGCGCGATGGGATCCGCATTATAGAAAAAATATTCTAATTGTAGACGACATCAACGATTCAGGGCACACGCTGAATTGGATCAAACAAGACTGGCAAAGTACATGTTTGCCCAATGAAACCGAAGCTTGGGACGCTGTATGGAACCGCAATGTGCGTGTTGCAGTGTTGTACAACAACGAAGCCAGTGAAAACACACTTGATGTAAATTATATTGCAGAGTCAATAAACAAATTAGAAGAGGATGTGTGGATTGTGTTCCCTTGGGAAAACTGGTGGAGACTTTGAGGATTGAATATGAAATTTAAAGAATTATACTTTCACTTGGCTGTTGTTGCTTTTTGCGGCAGTTTTTTAAGCAGTGTTGCATTTGCAGAAAATGTAAGAGGTGTAACACAGGATCACTACAAGACTGTGATCAAACAGCGACCTTATACAGTAGAAGTTTGCAAAGAAGTTGCAGTTTCAGGAGATCGCACAGGAGATACATTGAAAGGAGCAATCCTAGGCGGAATCATTGGTCACCAGATCGATCACGACAAAGGTTCGGAAATCGGTGCTATCCTCGGCGGCGCTATTGGCCACAACAACTCCAATGCCACTGGTGGTACAACTACGCAATGCCAAACCGAAACCCGCTATGAGGAACAGCAGATGGAAGTTTATAGTTATTCTACCATCACGTTTTGGACCAATGGTCAAGAATACACAGTGAAGTATAACAGGAAATGAATCTACGTTACAGCGAAGCATTCTACAGCGTACAAGGTGAAGGACAATACGTAGGAGTGCCCAGTGTGTTCCTGCGTACCTTTGGTTGCAACTTTAGATGTCAAGGGTTCGGTCTAGATAGAGGATGGCAACGCGAAAAATACAATCCAGAAGTAGCAGACTTAATTGCCACTGACGTGCACAAGCGGGATATATCCTTTGAAGAATTACCCATAGTGCACACAGGCTGTGATACATACGCTAGTATCTATCCTGAATTTAAAAAATTCATGATGAATAAAACCGTAGACGAAGTAGTAGAACACTTGCTCAGTCTCACGCCCGAAGGTTGTTGGACCATGTCCAGCGGACAGGATGTCCATCTCATACTAACAGGCGGCGAGCCCATGCTGTGGCAACGGTTTTGGCCTGAACTATTTGCACATCCCAAGATGCAGGATTTGAAAAATGTCACGATTGAGACAAATTGCACACAGCCTCTTCAGAGAGAATTACTTGATTGCCTGGAAGCAGAAAGAAGTTTTAAACTCACCTGGAGTTGCTCTCCCAAGCTCACAGTCAGTGGGGAGTCCTGGGATGATGCGATATGCCCTGAAGTCGCTAGGTCTTATGCTGATGTTAACAACAGTGACATTTATTTTAAGTTTGTGGTTGCTGATGCAGTGGACGTGGACGAAGTTGGCACTGCTGTATCACAGTATGCCGCAGAGAATATCCAGTGCCCGGTGTATGTTATGCCATTGGGCGGTCGTAGCGAAGAATACAGTCTCAACACACAGAGAGTGGCAGAGCTCGCAATGGAGCGGGGATGGAGATATTCGCCCCGTCTCCACGTCGACATCTTTGGAAACGCATGGGGAACTTGATGAATTGCGTAAGTGATTTTTTCCATAAAGATCTTACATTTATTGATTTTTCAGGCAAGATTTACACTCGAGATCATTTAACTCTTGCAGAAAATTATTACTACGAGCAGTTAGAGAGTTTATCAGTAAAACCACAGTGTGTGTACATTAACACCAATCATTTATTCACAGCAACAGCGGCAATGACTGCTTGCTGGGCTCACGGTATTCCTGTGTACTACGGTGCAATGCCGAATGCAAAAAAACTATCAAAACACGATCGAAACTTTTATAGTTTTATTGATTGCGTGATTGGAACAATTGTAGATTACACTGGCTTAACAGATCAAGTTATTCCTACTAAAGAATCTTTTGTGGTTCAACCGTGGGAAAACGTACACTCTGTGTTCCCGGAATCAAAAAACATCAATCAAAATGCCTTTATAACGCAGTGCGATGACAGTGTTTATCCCAGTGGACTGGTATATCTCACGCACAAAGATATCCTAGACCAGTGCTTGTACACCAACAAGTCTATTGGGTTCACCGACAGCGATATGCCAGTGCATCCTACAAGAACATTGTTGCAAAGTTTAATTTCATATACGTTACCTGCATTGGTTAATTGCAAAACACACTATTACGACACAGACATTGCTGCCAATACAACCTTGACAAATTATTTGTATAAGAAATTCTTATTTTGTAAAAAAATCGGTGCCACTCACATATATCTATCAAGTGTAAAAAATTTAAATCAAGCATTACCCAGTGAGTTCAGCACAGAATTTGTGTTTGTTACCTGTGCCGATCTAGACATTCCTACAGCACAATCGCTAATTACTGATCATGGTGCAACGAGTATTACCTGCTTTTATTACACAGCTTCAACTGGAGTGTATGCTTCAAATTGTATAGACAAACACTTGATTGAATCATATGTGCCTTTTGGCATGCAAGACGTTGACACAGATATAGAATTTACACACTGTGTAGATGGAACTGTTATTAAAAGAAACAACAGTACCAGCAAATTACGGCACACGATTACCAAAAACAAAACAGGATATTATATCAGTAATCCGTTGACACTATTCCAGAAACAGAATCATTTAATAGATCTTAGTCGCTTGCGCGAATTTTTATCTGATTATTTGGATGTGTCCTATTCTATTGTTCCTGACTATATCAACAAAAGACTGCATTTTTTTGTTTTCGGCGCAGATAAACTAGATATTAACGAGATAAATAAACACATATACAGCAACTTTATTGATATTGAAGATAATATCAAAAATTGCTTAGATTCCATTCATTATATCCAACTAGAAGACAATCAACCGAAGCCCAACCAAAACTTGCTCTTATCTCTGGCAAGTAAATAAATCTCTAACAAAAAGGTAAACAATGTATTATTTCACAAGTGAAAGCGTAAGCGAAGGCCATCCTGATAAAATTGCAGATGCAATCAGCGACACTGTGCTTGACTGTATCATGGACTATCAAGACGAAAGCATGCGATGTGCATGCGAAACCATGGTAACCACAAACAGAGTTATCATTGGAGGCGAGTACAAGTGCCCGGACCTAGACTGGAACTATGTAGAAGCCAAAATTCGTGACACTGTAAAAGAAATTGGCTACGAGCAAGAAGGATTTCATTGGAGGAATTTTGAATTCAGCAATCTCATGCACGACCAAAGCTCAGACATTGCACTAGGCACAGACACATTTGGTGCAGGCGATCAAGGACTTATGTTTGGGTATGCCTGCGACGAAACCAAAGAGTACATGCCCAGTGCTATCTACTGGAGTCATGTAATCACTCAAGCCTTGACAGATTACCGTAAACAAATGCCGGGTTATGACTGGTTAGGCCCAGATAATAAAAGTCAGGTAACCATGCAATACGACAACAATGGAAAACCAGTTGGTATTGATCGCATTGTGTGCAGTACACAGCACACAGAAGAAACTGAGCAGGCATTTGTCAAACACGAAGTAGAAAAAATTATCCGCAGTGTCATTCCCCCGCATCTATTGGACAGCACCTGGTTTTATATCAACCCAACAGGACGATTTGTCATCGGCGGGCCAGACGGAGATGCAGGGGTAACTGGACGTAAAATTATTGTAGACACCTACGGTGGGTACAGCCCACACGGTGGCGGAGCATTCAGCGGCAAGGATCCTAGTAAAGTAGATCGCAGTGCAGCATATATGGCTAGATGGTTGGCGAAGAACGTTGTAGCCAGCGGCGAAGCAAGTGAATGCACTGTGCAGATTGCATATGCTATTGGCGAAACAGAACCAATGAGTGTGTATGTCCAAAGCAACGGGGATAACGAGAAACTAACAAACAACATTCGAGAGTATGTAGATCTTACACCAAAGGGTATCATTGATCAATTCCAATTGTTCCGTCCGATCTATCGCACTACTACCAACTATGGGCATTTTGGAAAAGCAGATTTACCGTGGGAGATGCTGGATCTTTATGATTACTAATACTGCATATCTGTGTAGATCAGATATTACAATTCAACACAATGATCAGATACTATATCCAGAACAGATCAACGATTTAGTTGAATACTACATGGAGCAGTTTTATCTTGCATTTGATGGCAACACACTAGGCAAAAGCGTGTTGCTTAATCCAAACAATCTTGAAATTGTGTACCCGGTGGTCATGGCAGCATGGCGACTAGGCATGGCAACAGCACAGCACGAATTTAACATACTGCAAGCAAATCATCCTGCATGGAGAGATTTTTATGAATACATTGACTGTTATGTTACAGATGCTACGGACTATGAAATCAACAGGCTGGAGCTGAAACGTCCTATAATTCATGCTCAAAGAATTTTGACACAGGACGGCATCAAGCCTATACAGAAAGCAACTCGCAAGATACCAGACGTAGAAATACAGCCTACCACAGCCGCGGTAAAAACACATACCAGTGGTACAACGGGTTTTCCAAAAGTGTTAGAAATTTCACATCACAGTGTGCAAGAAAACGCCAAAGCCATTATCGAAATGTATGATCACAACAACCAAGACGTGGTCTTGCATCACAAGACTATGCATCACGGTAGTTTGTTTCTGAATTTTGGTTTGCCCAGCTGGATGATGACCAGCAAGCATCACTGTATACAAAAAACACATTTGAAAGAAAGTAGAGACGAATTTCTAACCAAGGCCGTCGAATACTGTAATAAAAATCAAATTACAAAATGGATGGTTGTTTACAATTGGATACGCAGGCTTCCAGATTTAGATCTTGAGTTTGATCATGATATCGATTTGGTTACCATACTTGGTCCAACCAATGACGAAATGAAACAACTGCTTACAAAAACAAAACCTCGACGTGTATATCATAACTTCGGCAACACAGAAGTAGGTAATCTCTATTTAAGTGTCACTGATCTAGATAATGCGGACACATACAATCCAAATAGGTTCCCAATACAAAATCCCAGTTCAGAAATTCACATCGACGACCAAACATTTGATTGTAGAACCATCGGCAGTGACCGGTGGTACAAGGTCGGAGACAAACTGGAAATCATCGACGGGGTAATGTGGTGGAGAGGCAGAACCGACGCTGTTATCAAGGGTGATAAAAAAATAAAAGTCTTAGATGTACAGGGCTTTTTAGAAAAGCACTACAACAGCAGAGAGTTTTACGTGGTAGGAAACTATCTCACCAATCAAATGTTTTTGGCTTTATTTGATGACTTGGATACCAGTAATCTCAACAATGTCCTAGAACAAGAGTTCGATATTCCTAATCTTCTAGACGATATCAAACAAGTGCCTTACACTGAATACCTACATGGACAAAAACCAAGTATGCCGTTGCTGTTATACTTGTTTAAGATAGAAGAGGATCCTGAATATGTTTGAGAAAATTTTTGGAAAGAAAAAACCTGTTAAGACACCGGAAGCACAAGAGAAACCTAAAAAGACACCAAAGAAATCCGAAAAAGAACTGGCCACAGAGCGCGGTGATCCTTATGTAGCGGTGCTTGGATTAGAACTGGATGAAATGGACCCCAGTCAAGGAGCGTTTGAACTAGACTGGAATGATAAGTTTGTTGCTAATCTAGTTAGAGCAGGTTATCAGGGTAAGACAGATGCTGACATTGTAGATCAATGGTTTCAGAACGTGTGTAGACACGTTGTTATGGAAACCTGGGAACAGGATCAAGCACAACAGGGTCCTAGCAATAAACGAGATCTTGGCGACGGATACACAGAGGTAACATAATGCACATATACTTCAACGGCGACAGCAACATGGCCGGTGCGGAAATAGAATCAGGCAAACCTACAATTGCTAGCACAATATCACGCAGACTAAGAGCAAACAAAACTATAAATCATGCCTTTACAGGTGCCAGCAACGATTATATCTATCGTACTACAATGGAATACTTGCAAAACAATACGCCGGATTTTGTTGTTATTGGTGTTACAGAAATGGGCCGAGGCGAATGGTTAGTACCGTGGTACGGCGAATTACAATACATGCAGGTAAACAATCTTGAAATGGTCGACGATTCGATGATCGACGGCAGTGGATTACGTAACAGATATAATCATTGGAAGGAATTTCAGCAAACTACTAAACCTTTCCACGAAAGTCAAGCATGGTATTGGCATGAAAAGTATTATAATTTGCATACTATGTTGCAGTGGATGAAAATTCCGCATATATTTTTCCATGCTTTTCACACATTTAGAATTTATTCAAAAGCCTATCAACTGGATTGGCACGGCAGTTTTGTTGAACCTTACACCATCGGCGAGACCTATATTAAATGGTGTGGCAAGAACGGATACAAAGAAATTACACCAGGTCAGCATCACTATGACAGCGATGCCCAGCGTGCTTGGGCAGATAGACTGCTTAGCCATGCTACACGAGAAGGCATTTTATGATACTGTATGTAAATGGCGACAGTCATACAGCTGCCGCAGAAGCAGTACACCCAGCAGCATTTGCAGAAGATGACCCAGAATACGGTCATTTGTTGCGTCGTCCGCATCCTGCTAATCTGTCTGTGAGTTGGGGGAGACAGTTAGCTACAGTGCTAGCTTGTAAATTCATGTGCGATGCCGAAAGTGCCAGTAGTAATGACAGGATCATCCGCACTACACGCAAGTGGATGGAACGCAATCGCGACCAGGCATTGGTAATAATTCAGTGGAGCACTTGGGAACGAGAAGAGTGGCTAATTGACGACGTATACTATCAAGTTAACGCCAGCGGCGTAGACGAAGTGCCAGAAAGTCACAGAGAACGCTATAAGCAATACGTAATAGATGTGGACTGGCAACAAAAAACTATCGAGGCACACGAAAAAATTTGGAACTTTCACGAGGAACTAAATGAAGCTGGAATCGATCATGTGTTTTTTAATGGCAATACCAGTTTTAGCAATATAAAACAGCAAAAAGACTGGGGTAGTAGTTACATGGACCCATACTCGGATGCAGGCACCTTTCATAATCAATTACAAGATGCTGGTATGCGCACAGTGAACCCTGACAGTTATCATTATGGCGAAGATGGTCATAGACATTGGGCTGACATTGTGTTACAGTATATAAGAACTAACAATCTATATTAGGTATAGTATGAAATATTTGCTTATTGACACTGCTAACATGTTTTTTCGTGCAAGGCACACAGCATATAGAGCCGCTGATGCTGAAGAAAAAGTAGGCTGGGCACTGCATGTCACAATGAGCAGTGTAAACAAGGTATTTCAACAATTTGGCGCAGATCATGTGGTATTTGCACTCGAAGGTCGTAGTTGGCGTAAAGACGTTTACGAACCATACAAAAAGAATCGCAGTGTAGCAAGAGCAGCACTCACAGACGCAGAACTAGAAGAGGACAAGATGTTTTGGGAAACTCTTGACAATCTCATTGAGTATCTGCGTACACAGACCAATTGCAGTGTTATCCGTCAACCAGAAGCAGAAGCGGATGATGTAATTGCAAGATGGATTGATCTGCATCCGGAAGATCAACATGTTATTGTCAGCAGCGACACAGACTTTGTACAATTGCTGAACAATCGTGTTACACAGTACAATGGTATTGCAGATCAATTGATCACCACAGACGGTGTATTTGATGGCAAAGGAAAACCTGTCATTGACAAGAAAACCAAGGCTCCCAAGGAAACACCTGATCCAGGCTGGTTGCTTTTCGAAAAATGCATGAGAGGCGACAGCAGTGACAATATCTTTTCAGCATATCCCGGTGTACGCAAAAAAGGCACCAAAAACAAGGTGGGGTTGTTAGAAGCATACGAAGATCGCGAAAAGCGTGGCTATGCATGGAACAATCTCATGCTAAGTCGATGGACTGATCACAACGGCGAAGAACATCGTGTACTAGACGATTATGAACGCAATCGTGCTCTCATTGACTTAACAGCACAACCGCAACAGATCAAGGACGCGGTTGATGTAGCTATTGTGCAAGAATTAGAACAAAAGGAAGTGCCACAGGTAGGCGTGAGATTTATGAAATTTTGCGGCAAGCACAACTTAGCAAAGCTCAGCGAAAGTGCAGAACAATTTGCTAAATGGCTAACAGCCAAATACCAAGGAGATTTATTGAATGTTAAGAGCTAAGACAGTGGTAGCTGATCGCTATTGGATACTGCAAAACGATACAGATAAAGTGGGCGAGATTGAGCTCAACAGTGAAGGTGTGTACAACCTCAAAGTGCAAGGACGCATCGAACAGTTTAAAACACTGAACATGATCAATGAACGACTGTCTACACCTATTAGTTTTGTAGACAGCGATCCGGAAATACAAAACCAAGAACATCAAGTACACGGGTATCCAACCAACTGTAAACCATACAATCCATTGTTCAATGTTGTTGATCAATTGCCAATTTTTACCAAAGGTGAGCACAGCAAAAGTTGGTTTGCAGCGGGATGGTATCAGGTAAAACAAAAAACCAAATGGAAAACCATACTATGTCCGAAATTGATCATGCTAGATCGGTATGAACACAGAGGACCATTTCGCACCAAAGAAGAAATAATCAGCAGCATCAAGGATAGAATATGAGCTTGTATATCAAAAGGTTTGCAGAACGAGTGCAAACATTGGAAAATAAACAGGCCAAGGATTTTACTTGGCCATTGCGCGATGCTAAAAACTTGCAAACTGAACTGCTTAAACTGCTAAGTGACTTAGATGAACTAAAACAAAGTAAAAAAGAGCAAATGGAAACCATTGAAGTCCAGCTACAAGGCGGAAAGTGGTAATAAATATGCTTACAGGATATCAAATTGAGTAGACCAAAACCACAGGTGTTAGCCGAAAAGGCCAACAAAGACAGTTATAAAAACGAGCAAGTTCTTGCTAGCGACGGTATCTGGGCAGTGTTCTACGATGGTACTCCTATTAACCTTAAAACATCTAATCTGCTTACACAATACCCAGGGCCTAAATATAAAAAAGTGAGCTTTAGCAATCCTGGACATGCCATAAACCTGGCAAAAAAACTCAACAACCAATTTGATACAGACTTGTTCTCTGTATACCTCTTGCGTGATGGCGAACAAATCTACCCCGAAAAATGAAATATTTTGGGAAGCATTTGATCAATGGCAATCCAAAGATTGTTCCTGGACAGAAGCTTGGGCTAGATGGTGGCAAGACAAAAGAGACAATAACAATCTACATCTTGCATGGCCGGGTATAAAAGTATTCACCAAAGACCTTAAACGTCCTCATTGGTACATTCCTTTCACCACAATTGATAAAAGACCTAAAGATCTTCTTGCAGTAAGCCGACATGTAGTAGGGCCTTATGGGTTTGTGTCTCGCGGCAATCCCAAAACCATGTGTCTTGTGGTGTTTGACGAAAAAACTGCAAGCATGCTGAGTCTTTATGATTCAGCAGATCTATGGCTTGACAGTGTACACAATTTCAAGTAAACTAGTACTAAACTGAAATAGAGGACTAGACACCTTGAAATTATCAGACAACCGGTTAGCAGTGGCTGAGGCAGTGCTGTGCGGAGATATCAGTGCTGACTACTTGACAGATCAAGAAGTTGTGTTTCTTGCATTCAAGGCACAAGAACTTGTATTTGCACGAGAACTTGAAGCACATTACGCCCAAAATCCTGGATTAACATTTTCCGACACTACAACAAGGTGGAGTCACTGATGAAGACATTCAACTATCACAGCACCAATTTGTTCTATGAGAACTGGAACATCACCGAAAGAGCCAACGATGATCAAACAGTTTTCACTCAAGAATACATTGCCAGGCTGGATGCCAATGGCGATGGTTACACAGACCTGATCACGTTTCCAAACCAGGGCAACGCACCACTGAGAGAAAGCTTTCACAACAAGCCCTTGGTTTGGGTGTGGAACGCCAGCACTGGCACCTATGAAGAAAAAGGTGCTGAGATCATGGAAAATCATGAAAACAGCAACGTGTATGCATTTCCTCGAGACATGATGGTAGGAGATTTCGATGGTGATGGTGATGACGACGCCGTGGTTGTTGACCCTGGTTTCGAAAATCCTACACTGTATCCAACTCCGGACCAGAAGCCAGGCAGTGAGTTGCATTTCATAGAAAACACTGCGTCAGGGCTGCGCTGGGCAGATGGTTTTTTTGGCAGTGATACCAGAGCTTACAATCATATTGCGGACTTCTTTGACTACGACAGAGATGGTGATTTAGACATTGCTACAGCCACCTTCGGCTATCAGAGTTCCAGTGAAGCAGCTGTGATTCATGAAAACAATGGCGATGGCACTTGGACCACACACGATGATTTGTTCCAGGGCAATGCTGCCAAGCCAACCAGTGGTACAGGATTTGTAGAGTTAGCCAACGGCAACACTGGCATAGCACTGGGATTTTATGCTAACGAAAATGCAAACACTGCCAACGAAATTTGGGAATACAACCCAGAATCACAGCAGTTTGAATTCAGCAGTCGCTATGATCAATTGCCACGACGTGGCGCAGTTGATCACTACAACATTGATGTCAACAACGACGGACTTAAAGACTTGATTGTGATCTACGAAGCTTATTGGGACGGTGGGCTCACAGGGTCTCCAGACTACTATCAGGTTCTGTTGCAAAATGACCGCAGTGAATTTGTAGAACATCAGGTTTTTCCAAATACACAAGATGCGGTCAGTGGGCACTTGCAGTTTGATGACTTGAACCAAGATGGCTACATCGACTTTATCATCGACAAGCGCAGGATAGAATTTCACAACGACTCAGAATGGCAACAGGCACACGAGGTTTTCTGGCTAAACAATGGCGATGGCAGTTTTCGTCAAGCAACCAATACCAATTTTAGCTTTACGCCGGTTGACGGCGAATTTGCCTACAGTGAAAACGGTGTGCAACTCACAGACGGCGTTGAAGAGCACAACCTCAATGTATATCACGACGTGAACAATGATGGGCTTGTTGATCTCATCCAGCTTGGACAAGAAACACCTGTGGACACAGGTTGGTGGGAAATGAATGTGGGTGAGCGTGCCACGGTGTACCTAGGGTCATTGACCATGCAACAGCTGGTTGACGATGTGGAACATGAACCACTCAGCAGTGATCAAGGCTGGGTGGTCAAGCTCATAGACACACTGTTTACAGATCAAGAACAGCAACAGTTTGGTCTAGTGCAAACTGGTGTGGATTTTCTCAATCAAGGCATGAGCAAGCAGGAGATTGCAGCTGCTGCCGCTTCTTTCACCAGTGGCGACGACAGCAGTGTGTTGATGCAAAAAATCTGGAAAGAACTGTTTGGAACAGAAATCAGCACTGGCGACTTGGCATATTGGAGTAATGCCATTGACAGTGGCGTGTACTCACAGGGCGATATTGCATTGTTAGCTGTTGACTATTACAACCTTGGCACTGCGAGTCTCAGTAATTTGTTTTACGGATAACGTCTAACACTTGCTGGGTAAGTTGCTCATGTGCTTTGCGTCCTGGATGTGCATCGTCTGGGAATAGCAAGCTATTGGTCATTGCCTCGCGGATTTTTGAGATTTTTTCTAGTTCGGTTGTTCTGAATTCTATACTATCAAGATTTTCGCCATACTCGAACAACGTGACGTCTGTCAACAACTGTGATTCGGGCAAATCGTGTTTATTTACAATTTTACTTCTCCAGTTTTTAACAGTATGTAAAGGTTTGTCGATATATTCTGAAAATTCTGGCTCAACTGTCGGAGCTTGACCTTCTATCAATATAAGATTGGTCAGTTTGTGGCTTTTTATTATTTTGCAAATCTTACCATAGGCTCTTTCTGCAGACTTTGTAACTAAATGCGTCAGTGTCCATGGTTTATTGTTTTTTTTAATATCAACAAGTTCACTTGCGTAGTCACGTAAAACGTCAGTATGAAACCAAATTACAAAATCAGGCAAGCAATATCCGTTTGCTTTGTTTTCTGTAAAGAATTTATCTGCGCTCTCCCATGACTCTACATTTCCACGTCCTACAAAACCAAAATTATAAACTATGTGTCCGTGTTGTTCAAGCATTCCAGTTATATGATCATCGACAAGTGTTTTTGTACCAGATATTCGCCACATAGACTCGGCCCAACTGTCGCCGACTATTAATATTTTTTTCCTTGTCAACCTTGCCCTCGATAGCGTTTCTTAACTGAGTTTTTTCCTTTATAACTGCTACAAGGACTATGCCCAATACTGGTACGTTTTTTTACTCTGCGCTCGGCAATTAGTGTGCCTGCTGTTGAATTTTTCTTTCCTGCCATAATTTACCTATTTTTTAATAATACTGTTAGACCCAATAACATGCTATATCTATCTTGGCTGGTACGGTTCCAGCCGTCGTGCCAGGTGTTCCAGTCGTTGGCGTGAAACCACCCTTGTCCGAAATCACTAGGTACTTGAAGTGGATTATTCCTTTTCGGATCATCGTAGAAAAAAGTACAGTGATCTATGCTATCGTGATCTGTAAAGTACACCATGCCGGTGCCAATTAGCAATCTATAATCACAGTGAATACCATTTTCAAACCCAGGCTTGTCCAATGTAAACTCTGCATGGAGTTGGCTGTTATCCATCATCATGTCAGGTGTCATGCCCCATCGGCTTGTGAATTCTTCTTTCTGAGCGTACAGTGCATCAATTACTTTGCGTTTTGCTTGATCTGTACCAAAATAGCGTACTGTTTGTTGTAGCATAGGACTTGCCGGTCTGTGCACCTTGTAGCGATACCCACCCCACATGTCATGATCTATTTTGGTTTCAACGCCGTATGGATTCCAAGTTTCTTTTTCTAGCTCAGCAATAATTTCCGACTGTGAGTGTCCGTTGTCAAAAGATATTTGTAAAACCTTGCTATCTATAGGTTTAAGCTCAAAAGAAATATTATCTACAGTGTTAAAGTAGTCGTACATGGTTTACTCATCTGTTAAATGCATTTCGGTATTGATTATTCCTGTCTCCATTCACAATCTAGCCAAGGAAATAGAGATCGCCAATCTGTGCCTCTCCTCCGATCAATTTCATCAAGGTAGGCCTGTAAATCTCGAATCCTATCAACTCTGCGTATACTGTTACTTATTTGTTTTTTTATGCCTTGCATATGTTCTTGTGCATTGTGATCTTTCATTTCGGCTATGACAGCATCTAAATCATCTTCAAACACTCCTGCGCCGAAGATTGCAGGATCCATATGCGGGGGCGCCATCACTGTCATAAAACTGTAATTAACAGGATTGTGCGGCGGGCGAATCTCGTTCCATTCGTTGATTTTTTTTACTAATTCAGGAGCAGTTTTTATTGTAAGAGGACTGATAGCGGCATTTACACACTGCACCACCCAGGGTTTGTCTAACAAATATGTAAAGTTTTCTTCCCATTCTTGGAGGTCCAGTCCCCAGCGAACGTACTCTTCTTGTGGTCCCCAGCTGTCTAAACTGCCTGTGATTTGCAATCTTTTAAGTGCGCCGTTTTCTACCATTTGCTCGAATCGATCTATATAGGAGCGAAACTTTTTGGGTGCTACTTTGAGATTGGTAATGACGTTGAACGTGAGCTCCGGATTGGGATGACTCTCCCAAAAGTCTATGCTGAGATCAAATTCCTTTTGAAAAAACGGCTCGCCGCCTAGTATCTGGTAGTATCGTATTTTTTTATATCTGTCGTGTTCGTGTAGATACTGCCAAAAGTCAGCCAACTGTTGATCATAATTTTCATTTTTCTGACTCCAATTAGCGATTTCTACACTTCCGTGTTTGAACTCCCCGAAGCGTTTGGTTTCTTCTTCCCACTTGGTACTAAAGTGCCCTCCGCAATAGAGACATGCCATATTACATACATTGTTAAAATAAACTTCCAGTATTGTAGGCACTACTTCGTTGGTTTCAGGATCTTCATACAATTCCTCGGGAGTTCTATCAAGATCGTGCCCAGCTTGAAGTTGATACAGTCTGTCACTGACTCCTCCTGCGGCTTCGATCTTTTCGCAGTATTGGCAACCTTCTTGCGGCCATTCTCCGCGCCGCATCATCTCCCTAGCGCGAACTTTGTTGGGAAGATTATGGAAACTGGCAAAGTTGTCTAAGGGAATAGGTGCTTGATCTGTTCTATGGCAACTGCTGCTAGTGCCTTGACCGAGATATACAGTACTCCAGGCCCATTTTAACAAGCAGGCTGTATCGCCTTTCACTGGAAATTTTTTTGACATAGTGTAATTATGCAGATTCTACTTGGTTAATAATTTCTATTATCTTGTGTTCTAAGTTTAAAAAAGCAGGTGTTACAATTTTATTTCTATTATTGAGTAATTTTAAATTGTGATAATGTATGCGTTCGAGTTCTGGTATTGCTGCTTGCCAGTCAAAATTTTCAAGATTTGATATAAGTTTTACAATAGCTTTAGCACGTTCTTTGTGTGTAGGCAACGAATCATAATCTTCATTCCACAATGTACTGTAGGTTTTGAATCCTATTTTGCGTAGATTCGATAAAAAGTTTTTGGCGCCATAAAGTATAAACGGAATCCCAGTAAACAGTGATTTTATGGTTTTTTCTGTTACAAAAAAATTATCCACACTATCATAAGCAATTTGTGTTTCAACTACTAAATTTAATTTAGCTTGATTATAAAGATCAATTGGCAGACTGTGGGCCACTGATAATTTTTTAAATACCGATCGATCTCCCCAGAACTGTTGAGGAGTGTAATCAAAGTCGTGATCAAAGATCTCTGTGTGACCAAGCAATTCATCAGCAATCGAAACTGCACATATTTTTTTGTATAATTTTGGGTATAATTTTCTAACAAGGTATTGTCTTTCTGGTCGCATTGTGCCCATTAATGAAATAAAATCTACAGTTTTTTTACTGTAAAAATCATAAAATTTGTTATATCCAGTCAACGAGTAGTTATACGTAGGATCAGAAAAATCAACCGGAGTTAACCAATAAATCCACCATGGAAAGTAAATGTTTATATAAGATAATTTTTCGCCATTACCATTGTAAATAGGAAAATCATCAGCGTTAAAGTTGTCCCCGGTAATGAAGATATATGTACAGTCAGCTTTTAAATATGACAAGCTAGGTATAGTTAATTCTGGTTTTTTATTATCAATAAATCTCAAGCTCTCTTGGATTATTATAAAAAATTTAATCTTAGATCGATCTGCATTAATCACATCAGCCGATTCTTGAGCGTGATACGCTGGGTATTTTTTATCTAAAAAACAATCAGGAATCCTGTGTGCATTTGTATACAAATTAGAGTTTTCGTGCCATACATCATATGCATTTGTTAAATCTTGGATATGCTTCCTTTTGTCAATGTTGCTGGAATACTTAAATGGAAGATGTGTCATTTATCCATGTTCCTTGATAATTTTTGCTATTGAATTTTCAGCTTCAAGCAAACAGTTGTGGAAAATTTTATTTCTATTTGCTAAAACCATGAGATTGTTATAGTGGATTTCTCTGAGAGTTGGCAGTGCTGCTTGCCAATCAAATTCTTTAAGTTTGTGAAGTAAAGAAATAATTGCACCTACTCGTTGCCGCCAACTAGGTAAAGAATCATATTCTTCACTCCACAAGGACTCATATGTCATAAACCCAAGTTCTCTAAGATTTTTCAAATAGTCGCGTGCGCCAAAGATTACAAAAGGCATTCCAGTGAACAAAACTTTTGTGGTTTTTTCTGTTACAAAGAAATTGTCATGAGTGTCAATACCTGCTTGCGTTTCGCTTACTATTTGTAGGTATGCTGAATCAAATAAATCTACAGACACAGCATGTCCAACGTCTTGTTTTATACCCCCAGCTGAAAATATATTTCCAGTCCTTACACCTGAATCCAGTGACGAATGATGAACTTCCCTCGGAAATTGAAAGTCTTTTTCAAAAATTTCAGTAACACCGTATGTTTGTCCATTATAACTAATAGCACTGCAATCACCAAAATTTTTCTTTAACTTTATAGTAAAGTATGTCCGCTCGGGCCGATTGGTACCTGACATTGCTAAAAAACTGATTTCTTTTTCTTTTGAAAAATTGTAAAACTTGTTATTGTCCATTGAACAAAAGTTATACAATGGTGCAAAAAAGTCGCCGGGCGTTAAACAATATAAATGGTAAGGAAACCAAACTACTGAGTAGTTGAGTTTTTCTGATAATTGGTTTTTTAAAATTAATTGCTCTGCATTGAATTTATCTGGTGTTATGATGACATAGTGGACTGATGAATCTAGGTCATTGACGCTAACAATCCAGTCTGGAATTTTTTGGCTTCCTTCTTTTAATTCTATAAGAAATTTGATGCTTGATTGATCTGAATTTATTACATCAGCCGATTCGGAAAAATCAAAAATTGGAAACTGTCTGTCAGAAGAGAATTTTGTATATAAATGATTACTGGAATATTTGTACACGTCTCGGTAGTTTTCCCATGTATGAAGAATAGAAAAAAATTGATCGATATTTAATGATTTGCTTTTAGGAACTAACGGGATCATATGTAGTAATCACACGGTGTAATTTATTGATAAACGGCAACATACTAATATTTATTTTTTTTCGTTTTTACTATTTTAATTTTAATAAATAGGAGCGTGGATACAATTTTACGAAACGATCAACCTATCTTAACATTTTTCTGGATTCCAAAAACTGCTAGTGTATCAATATCTGCAGCACTGTATTATGCTTTTCCATTTAGCTCACACGAAAAATACAAAACCAAACAAGTTTGCTATAAACCTCATGCAAGTATAAACAATTTATCAGATTTAGAGTATCCAGCATTAGCAAATAACCGAGTATGTGTTTTACGACATCCTTACGAGCGTGCAAAAAGTCTATGGCAATATTCTGTAATACATATTGACTCGTATGATTCAGATGAATCGTTTGAGGAATTTCTCCTTAAACGATTTTATGAAAAACACATGGATTATAAACACGCTACTTTCGACCCGAATTTTTTTTATTTTTATGCACCACAATGGCACTGGGCACAACATTGCAATATCTACCTCGACTTTAATAATCTTGACAAAGATTTCAACAATTTACTAAAAAAGTATGTAATGCCTGGCATTTACAATTTACCTAGGAAAAATGTTTTAAACAGTAAAAACAGTGTCGAGTTAAAACATTATCACAAAAAAATAATCCAAAAAATATACGCAGATGACTTTGAATACCTAGGGTTTGAATATTAATGTGGCTAAGTTGTAAACTATAAGTAGAAGCATGTATACGCTTTCTTGCAATGATACACCGCAGTTAACGTTTTTTGCTATTACCAAAAATGCATCAAGTGCTATAGTACATAATCTACAACTAAATGACAGGCACCGGGTGCTTGATATGTACTGGCACACTACAGACGAGAATCAGCATCCAAGTTTGTTTCATTTGTCAGAATTTCAAAAACAACTATTAGCAAAAGATCGATTTTGTGTAGTACAACATCCATATGATAGATTTGCAAGTGCTTGGAGGTACTTACACAGAGATTATGCACGCAAAAGCAACGAACTTGAATTTAAATCTGAACTAGACTTTGCACAATGGCTTGTCGATCATATAAAAGCAATTACTGAAACTAGTTCTTGTGGTGCGTTTTTTGCACCCCAGTGGTATTGGGCAAAACACTGTAATATTGTGTTAAACAAATCTTCACTTGATAATGACTATGAAGAACTAATGACCAAATACTTTGGCGAAGCAGATTATTCCCTGCGCAAAGTAAACGTGTCTAAACAGATTACCACTAGACTAACAGATAAACACAAATTACTTGTACAAGAATTCTGGCATGATGACTTTGAATACCTGGGGTTTGAATATTAACCTTGCTAAATACCATTCGTATTGCAATATTAGAGAGAGATCTTATGACAACTTACAACCTAACTTGGGTTATTGCCCATGAACCAAAATACCTCTTTTACAGAGTAGCAGAAGACTTTGCTAACCTAGTCAAAGAGTACGCAGGCGACGATCTTGACATCAATGTCGAGGTGCTCACTGACGACGAATACAACGCAAAGCACCAAGCAAAAGTGCCAGTTAATAGACACAACCTCTGGAGACTGCTACAGAGTGGCGAGGTGCAGATTGCACAGATGCAAACAACCAGTCTTGCACGTCAGTTCAATCCAGAAATGCATGTACTTGACTTGCCTTATCTTTTCCGCGATCACGAGCATGCGGCAAAAGTTCTAGAAGGTGAAATTGGCGAAGAACTTCTTAACAAGTTTGACAAAGACAGTGGCATCAAAGGACTAGCCTACACCTACAGTGGTGGTTACAGATTGCTACCAAGCAGTCAGCGTGTAACCAGCTTGGGCGAACTAGCTGGTTTGCCAATTCGTGCAGGACTAAGTCAACAAGCTCAAGAAGCTATTGAAATGCTAGGCGGCGAAGCTGTTCCGGCTGACACAGAGCAAACTTGGGAACTAGCTAAAAATGGTAAAGTACAGGCTGCAGAATACGTAACGCAGAGAATTTATCCTGATCGTTGTGACGAGTGGATCGAAAGTATTGTTCACACTGAGCACAGTTTGTTCCTTACAAGCATTGTTGTTAACCAAGATTGGTTCAACAGCTTGCCACAGGCAGTGCAGGATGTGTTCATCAAAGCGGCAATTCAAGCAGCGCGGAACGAACGTGCACTGAGCTTGAAAGACGGCGAAACAAACCTACGCAAGCTAGAAAGCGAAGGTGTTAACATTGTTTACCTAAGCGAAGAAGAAGAAGCAGAATTGCATGCTCGTGCAGCGGAAATCCGCAAGACACATGCAAAAACTGTGTTTTCTCCAGGACTGGTAGACAGTATCGAAAATACCCATTGACAATGATGGATCTCCCAAGTATACTACATGTATTATGTTGTGTACTGGGAGATTTTTATGAGTGCTATGAGTGCAACAATATTTGAAATACAAGAACTTCTACGCGAAGGCAAGCTCACACAGGAGCAGATTGCCAAAAAGTTGGATGTAAGCTTGACCTGGGTAAAAGACGAAGCTGATGCTTTGTTTGGGCCAGCCAGTGGCGCATCAGACTTTGATCCAGAGCAATATGTATATCCAGGATCGGATCCTCAACTCTAAAATTCAAAAAGGTTGACCTTTTTGCAAACTGATCATATACTATATGTACAGTGAAGTTATGAGGATCAACTGCATGTTGCAAGTAAAAGACACAAACGAGTCCGTAAACAAGCGTTTTGCTGTAATGGACATTAACAGTCGTGCTCGTGCTGCATATCGCGCTAATCGCACACTTTTTGACAGTGCTTCACATCAAGCAAACGTAGCTGCTGTTGACAATATCCTTCGCAACCTAGTTTTTTCTTACACCAATGCATACCAAACTGCTCGTCCAGCAACACGCCGCAAACCAGCCCACACGGAAGTAAAATATGATCGTGTTGTGCAGTACACTGTATCGGAACACAAAATTCGCAAACAGCGTGCAATACAGCAGTTGGAGCAACTAGGGTACACACTTGTTTATAAACCGCGCACAAACAGCTACAGTGTGCATGTAGCTTAACAGGAGCATATATATGAATGCAACATCAGATCAACTAGTAAAAGAACTGATTGATCGCATTGGCGACCATCACGGTGATCCAGAACCAGTGCATGATCTTTTCTTGGAAACAATATCGCCAAGCACAAGAGGCATGCTGTTGCGTGAACTACGTGCAAGCTACAATCAATTCAAAGTAATCTTGGAAGAACAATGAAAGACAAAGTAATATTGGTAGACTGCGACGGTGTATTACTGGACTGGGAATATGCGTTCGATCAGTGGATGAAGCGTCACGGTTACACTGTGAAATCACTGGGTCAATACAAAATGCACATCAAGTATGGCATTGAAAGCAGTGAAGCAAAACGCTTGATTCGCATGTTCAACGAAAGTGCACAGATACGCAAACTACCGCCTTTGCGTGATGCAATTCACTATGTGAAAAAACTGCATCAAGAACACGGTTATATTTTCCATGCTATCACCAGTCTCAGCAACGAAGTGTATGCACAACACTTGCGTACCAAAAATCTTCGCGAAATGTTTGGCGACAGTGTGTTTGAACGTTATGTGTACCTGGACACTGGTGCAGACAAAGACGAAGCACTGGACGAGTATACCAACACTGGTTGTTGGTGGGTAGAAGACAAACCAGAAAATGCTGTGGAGGGATCACGTTGCGGGCTACGCAGCTTGCTTATGGATCACGGGCATAACCTGGAGTTTGATTCAACCAATCTCAATATCACCCGGGTGCGTAACTGGAAGGAAATCTACGAACTTGTGGTTGCTTGATTACTAAAAATTTAACTCTTTTTGATAAAAAGGTTGACACACCATCGCTGCTTTAGTATTATGTATATGTAGGGTTTGATATGGAGTACACAAATGCCTAATTTTGTTTACCAGACTACATATGCCGATGAAATTGGTCTTGCAGTCACGGTCCTTGGACTGGTAATTGCTCTTGCTGTTAAAGGCGAATTGTTTACAAAATGGTAAAGCGCAAACCACAAATGGTCAAAACTTTTGTTTTTTTCAACGACAAGTTCAGCTTGTGCGTGAGTGCAAATCAACAAGGGTTTTCGTTGCTACCACAGTGGATCAACCGAGTTATTGAAATCAAAGAATATCAAGGAGAGCTAGTATGACTTTGTTACAATACATTGAGAGTTTGAATGCTAAGGCTGACCTGATGATGGAACAGGAGCCTAGTCTGTGGATGTCTAAGTACACAGACGATATGAGTCATTGGTATGACATGGGCATCTACACTGTAGAGGACTTCCGTCGCAACGAGTTGATCAATGGTATCAGCGATGCGAGCAAGGACCTCTACGGTTGCCGCTTGCGCCTTGACTGGGATGAGATGAGCATCGAGGACATGGAGGCTACCTACGATAACATCTGCGCTCAACTGCGTATTCAGTTCGAGGAAGAGCAGGCCGCAGAGGCTTGGGAAGCAGAGTGCAAAAAAGGCTTGCCAGATGATGTTGAGCCTCTGCCCTATGAAGAATACTTTGATTTGGAGGCGGCATGATGGAAGCATTGCTGGAACAAACTGTTGGTCTGCGTTGCCACACCTACTTGGTTAAAGGTGACAAAATGTTTGCCTATCGAAGAGACTCAGGAGAAATTGATGTGTTCTCCAAGCCCATGACATTTGGCAAGCGATATAGAAAATTCAAAAAAGTAATTGACAAAGAGTTGCAAAACTCAATCAAAGAGGTAACACGATGAAAAAAGACCAACTGTCAGCGGCAATTGAACGCATGATAGCTGCACAGAAAAATCTCTATGGCGGCGACGCTTATTTGTACGCCACGGCAAATTTACAAGGCGCACTGCTGGGATGCAGTGACGCACTCAGCGACTTCATGATGGACAGTTTGATTGACACCTTTAACAGTCGTGCAAAGCAGGTTGAACAAGAAGCCATCATCAAAGCATTCAACCATGAGGTGCCAGTGGTATGACCTATTTGCTCTTATCGGTTGCGTTAGGACTGGAAATGTCATATGCTAGCAAAGATGTTTGTCAGGAAGCACTTGAGCAGGTGCGAGTGCACGATGCTAAGGCAATTTGTATTCCTGCAGGCAAGGACAAAACCAACCAAATGTTTGATCAGTTTTTGAACATGGTTGAGCAATTGCAAAAAGTTGAACAAAAATAGCCGGATTGGTCTAATGGTATGACAGGGGTCTCCAAAACCCTTGGCGGCGGTTCGATTCCGTCATCCGGTGCCAGCATGCTACGGTGGCTGAACAGTTAGGCGACGGACTGCAAATCCGTTTTATGCAGGTGCAAGTCCTGTCCGTAGCTCCAACTATAAGGAAAAACATGTCTTTAATTCCAATGGTAGTAGAAAGCACAGCCAAAGGCGAACGTGCTTATGACATCTACAGTAGACTGCTCAAAGAACGCATTGTGATGCTCAACGGCGTAGTTGAAGATCACATGGCGAACACTGTGGTAGCACAGTTGTTATTTTTAGAAAGCGAAAATCCTGAAAAAGAAATCAGCTTGTTTATCAACAGTCCAGGCGGCGGCGTTACTGCTGGATTAAGCATATATGATACCATGCAGTTTATCAAGCCTGATGTAGCAACCTATGTAATGGGCCAGGCTGCCAGCATGGGATCGTTCCTGGCAATGGCAGGTGCGCCCGGTAAACGCTATGTATTACCCGAGTCACGCACAATGATCCACAGGGTAAGTTCTGGTACACGCGGCACGTCAGGCAGTGTGCACGTACAAGAGCTTGAGTTTGAGGATCAAAAGCGACATCTAGATGAAAGCAAGAGAATCAACAAAAGGTTAACTGAACTGTATGCTGTGCATAACACAGCAGGTAAAACCTACGATGACTTATACGAAGACATGAAGTTTGATACTTTTCTCAGTGCTCAAGAAGCTGTGGAATATGGACTAGCAGATCAAGTGGTAGAGAAGAGACCCTAGATATGACACTGCCTGTCGAAAGGAAACATGCTGTAATTAACACAGAACAGTTTTTGAAAGACTTGCTAGATCCAAAGAAAACGCCGCGTGTGCCCAAGTATGTTAGAGAACAGGCACGCAGGTGTTTGAAGCACTATCCCCTGGACTATGATATGCAACGTGCGGCAGAATCTGCACCTGATGTATTTGGAGACAAATGATGGACCTACATGAAATGGCGTTAGAACTTGCCACAGAGAAATTAGCAAAGGTTAACCGACTGGAAGTAATCGACGAAGACGGTCGCAGTTATACACGCCACTTTCGATCAGGCGAGAGCTTGCGCTATGATTTTCAGGACGATGGTGGTACACTTAAGATTTTTGTGGAGAGAAGGCGTGAGCATTGAAGTATCACAAAGACGAGCAGTATTCTCTCAACTCAAACCCTACTGTTTCCATGCTGGCGAGAATGACTACATGGAAGTCACTGAGTGGAGCAATGGCGAAGGATGCGACATTGTGATTGACCGCAAAAACAGCACTGAACGGTTTAGTCTCACTTACGGTGAATGGGAATGTTTACAGGTGTTGATCAACTGGAAAGGTGAGTGATGGCTATAAGTTATTCAACTAACTGGATGGGAGTTGCTAATATGCAGTGGTATGAGGAGCGTGGACTTACCAAAACAGTGACACATGTCGTTCAAGAGGGCAGTGTGCTTGTCGAGAAGGGTAGGTATAAAGTTGGTGACACTTTTGAACGACAAGAAGTCACCGAAGATTATTCAACAGGTCGTATCGACATTCGGAATGTTCCAGGCGATGATTATTGGAACGGTTGGCACGAATACGATGTTGCACCTATGCGAACGGAAGATTGGAATCACTTTGGTGATTGGTTAGATGACTTTGAAACAGAAGAACTGTGGGAGTTCGACGACATCATCGCAAAGTATGAACAACACAGTGGTAGAAAGATTCGTTGGGCAGATGATGTTTGGTTTAAGTGTTATGAGTGCGGATTGGTAACTGATTTGAGAGAAAACAAAGAACATATCCACAAAATGGATTGCACAAGGAAATAAGATGATAGCAATTGCTGGGTACGGATCTGTCGGACACGCAGTAGCAAATAAGTTTAAACAACACATGGAAATTGTTGTTGTAGATCCTAAACTAGGTCCAGAAACGGTTGCTAATTATACAGATGTAATAGGTGTAGTGATTTGTGTAAATACCCCTGAGAGTTCCGACGGAAGTTGTGATTATTCCAGGATTGTGAGTGTCCTAGAAACTGTTTCACCGGAGATCCCTGTTGTAATAAAAAGTGCCGTTGACATAGATGGAGTGATTTCGATCCAGAAACAATTCCCAGAACATGCTATAACATACTCCCCTGAATTTTTAAGACAAAATACAGCAGATGAAGATTTTAAAAATCAAGATTTTGTAATCCTAGGTGGCGGAGATCAAGACTTCTGGAAAAGGGTATGGAACATCGCCTTCCCAAATATCGAATGTTACTTAATATCAGACATCGAAGCAAGCATTGTAAAATATGCTGAAAACAGTTATCTAGCAACGAAGGTAAGTTTTTTCAATCAACTGTATGACTTGTGTGAAACTGTTGGTGCTGATTTTTCAAATGTTCGAGAAAGCGTTTGTAGAGATAGTAGAATTAATTCTGATCATTCATATGTCACAGAACAACGAGGTTGGGGAGGACATTGTTTTCCTAAAGATACCGCCGCAATGGTAAAACTCTGTAGAGATAGAAATGTGCCGTTCACGCTGATTGAAGAAGCAATAGCATATAATAAACAGATTCGCAAGCAAGGACCCGAACTGTGATTGAACATAGGCTCTACAGCATTGAAAGATTTGAACCGCACTCTCGTGTGGCAAGTGCTGGAAGTGTGCGAGACAAATTGCTAATTATGACACCTAAGCGAGCCACTTGGTACGCTCTTCAAGGTTATAATATATTCGACTATTCTGCCAGTTTAGAAATGGATCCTATCTACTATGAAGAAGAACACGAACGCACAATGGATCAAGTATGATAAAGATTCGTAAAATATTCCGCTGGTGCTTAGACTTTGCTGACAATAGAATAACTTATAGAACAGTTTGAAACAAATTTAGAGACTATAATAGAAACTTACGATGTATCTCCTGAACTCGCAGATGAGGCAATGGGGTATGTTAAACGTTTTATAGAAGATGTGGATAAGGAATACCGGAAAGATGATGAACCTTGAACCAGAACAGGATATTGCTCCAAACTCTTGGGTGATTATCGAAGTCAACCACGGTGGCAAACAGTTTCAAAAGATTCTGTCAGGTTGGAGTGGTGGATATCTTGACGGTGATAGTTGGCGTTTGAGCAGTCCTATTAAAATTTTAGAAATCGACATTGACAGTGAATGGATTACTGCAACCACAGAAAGTGGTAGCACATACCGTTTGTTGAAAGAATCTCAAGGATTACGTATGAGCAATGCTGGTGTTTGGAATCAACTGAAAGAACGGTTCGGTGACAGTGTAGAGATAGTGGAGTTGTAATGTTTGAAGCAGGCAAAGTTTATTCTAATAGATACGGCGATGAATATACCTGGGTTGTACTTGCGGAAAACCGGTATCAGTTTCGCATGACCGGCGACAGTTTAAAGTACAGTCGTCTAGGCGGCAAAGAGGGACAGGACAGCCTCAACATGGACGACCTTGGTATGTTTGATCCCAGTGGCGGGCCATATGTTTCCGTAGGAATGAAGATTGATGGCAAGCCAATTGTGAGACTGTACAGCACAGAAGACGGCTACGGTGCCGAAGTAGAATGCTAGCGGAGCACAATTGACACCGTATAAATACTTTCCATGAAGCTAGAACGAGTTGTCCTTGAAGTATTTGGCGGGTGTAACTATTCCTGTGATATGTGTCCACAAAGCACAGGTCGCGGGCAAAATTTTACTCGCAAAATGCCACTTGATTTATTTGAGTCTGTGCTGGATCAGGTTGTAGCAAAATACGGCACTCCGATCATTAACCTGGAGGGATCTGGTGAGCCTACTCTTGCCAAAGACTTGCCTGAATACATCGAGGCTTGCACACGCCGCGGTCTAAAGAGTTTCATGTACTGCAACGGTACAAATTTAACAGGTGATTTTCTCAATGACGTAGTCGTCGCTGGCATCGATTTTATTCGCTTTAGCTGTATAGGATACACTCCTGCTCTGTACAAGCAGTGGATGAGTCAAGATCGTTTTTACGAAATACGTGACAATGCCATAGAAACCAAACAGTGTATACAACGTCACCGCAGTGCCTGTGAACTCAGCAGTTATCATCTTATACTGGACAACAGTCAAATAGACTACGAAATAGAGCAGTATAAAACTGCATTCATAGACTCAGTGGGCTGCATAGGATATATCTGGAAAATGCACAACTGGAGTGGCAACTATCAGCCACTGTACTTACGCAACCCTGAGAAAAGAAAAACCTGCGGCAGACCTTTTGCTCCTGAACTCACAGTGAGAGCAGGGGGATTAGACGGCAAACAAGGTGCAGTTACTCCATGCTGTCAAACCATGGGCCCGCCTAACGAAGCACTCAGTGTGCTGGGTCACTTCGAAGATCAAAGTTTCGAAGATATCTACTGGGGCGATGAATATGAACAGTTGAGATCTGCGCACAGAGAAGGCAGATTTGACGACATTGAATACTGTAAAAACTGTGATTTTCTCTACGACGATCCAGAAGTGCTGGTGTGGAGTAATGATCCTACTGCCAGTGTCAACTACATGCTAGGCACAGGATTTAAACTCAGTGAGTACCAATGACGGATTTAAAATTAAAATTTTTAACCCCGGATAGATTGTATCTACCAAATGGTAGCACAGTTGACACTGAAGATTTAACTATTCGACGATCTTTCGGCACTGATAAAAAAACCCTTATTCCAAATTACCTTAAAGCATGCTGTAGATTTGCAAATACGGATAGTTATATTGTGTGCACCGACACACATTCACTAAAGCAGTTTTTCGATAGCACATCAAATTCAGTTGCACGCCGCTTCCATTATTCACTAAAAAAATTAGCACCGACAGAAAAATCTAGAGTATACCGCTACGAGCCCAATTTTATTCCGTCTGGACAAGCAACTAAATCTAACTTGTATAATCTAACAAAACTTTACGAGTTTATTGTTAACCCTCCTGATTTTTTTAGAACTCCTTTTAGCATCGGGGGTAATAGTGTTTCAGGTCACAAAATTTTTATTCATCCAGGGAATTATAGGCTTATGTCAACAATGTTTTTGCAAGATCCTATTCCTTGTACTCTTTTTTTTAAAACCAACGACGTTGTTTTGCACAGTATTCTGCCTTTTTCTTTCGAACGTACAATGACTATATTACAAGCACCATACAAACTTCTAGAAAAAGCAATCAATCTTGATACTATTCAGCCGCAGGCCGATATAAGGTATAGCCATATCACTGGTATTCAGATTGTTGAACATCATCCTATCCTCCCTGAATACAAAAAAGAATATAAAATTGAGTGGACAGGGACTCAATTTATAGTGAATGATATTATAGTTGCAACACTGAAAAATGGCATTTTTGTTCCGTTGGAGCCGGCAAGATAAAAAAATATGAACACATTCAGGAAAAGTAACCAACTACAAGGTAGTAGCAACAAGAATTACACTTTTTCGTGGAAATGTCCAGATCAAATCGACACATATGTAGGAAGTAATCTTTTACGACAGCCCAATCCGTTGCATACTATAATGCATGAAAAAGCACCAGGGTACACTCAAGAAGTTGTTGAATACATGAAGCAGGTATGCCATTTTGCAGGAAAAGATAGCTTTGTAGTTCAAACCGACACTGGAAAATTTAAAAATTTTTACAACCAGGTAAGCCGACTACCTCTACTGCATAAATTTTCAAATACCATGCAATCTCTTTTAAAAACTGACCAATCACCAAGAGTATTCCGGTTTCCAGTTGACTATACACCTAAGCACGATAACACTGACAAAGATACTGTATATAACCTGGTAAAATTATATCAATTCTACACAAATCCTCCAGATTTTTTTAGAACTCCTTTTAGTTTAGGAGCAAAAAAGAAAAATTTCTTGATGATTCATCCAGGTAACTATAGGCTTATTTCTACTCTTTTTTTACCAAACAATATACCTTGTACTTTGTTATTTCCTACAAAATTTAATCATTGGTTAAGTTACTTTGGCATTGACAATCACAAAGATAATACTGTATGTTCAATGAACAGTGTCACATTGTCTGAAATATTTAATTTATCCTTATATAATAAAATTACAGTCAGTTATAGTTCAATTACTGGTATTCAATTAATGGAACACCACACCCAATTAGAAGAATACAAAAAGGAATTTGTTATAGAATGGACCGGTAGACATTTTGTAGTGAACGATGTTATAGTTGCTAGTCTAAGTAATGGTGTATTCAACCCACCAAAACCATTGGGGTAAAAGCATGGCAACAATTGAAGAGAAAGAGCAACTGGTCGAAGCAATTAAAAATCCAGATCGCTACTATCGTATTACTATTAATGGATACGGTGGCGAATCTGTATACCTGTCTATTAACAAACAAGCACATGAATTTTGGAACGGTGTAAAAGAAGAACACGGTGAATATGATCTAGTTCAATATATGATAGGATCAGAAGACGGTGATTTTGCTTTCGAATACATCAGTGAAATACCAAAATCTGCTCAATTTATGGTCGACGAAGATGGCGACCCAAGACCATGGTATGAACCGCCAAACGAGATTGAGCACACATTCGGCGTTAATTACGACAGTGCGTGGATCGAAGTTGCCGAAGTAGACGGCGATGATTACAATTCAACACACCTTAATACTGTAGTCACCTACACGGAATTAACTGCTCTTGTGGATCAAGTATATGAAGAGTCTGGCGACGATGCTATTGAAATAAATGAACACTCCTGTTGTGATGAACCAGTGGAAGATGTGGAATACATAGCCCAGATGTACAGCGCAGAGAAAGGCACGTTTTTTGATGGTGTTATACATATAACTGGAGGTGAAAAGTTTGATCCACGCAAACTAAAAATTCATGTTGTAGAATACTTGAATGGTGAAGACACTATCACTGATGTCTATTACAATGGTGTTGAAGTTGAGAATAACGGCGGAGATACCAATGGCAAAGGCTACTATGCCGATGTTTGGAGTAACTAGCACTGGCATTGGCTAAATACTCCAAGCAACAGGAGTATTCAATGTCTCTTTACAATGTTGCCCGGCAAAGGTAGAGCGGGCAGTGCGTGATATAAACCTAGACCAGGTCATTGACTATATCAATTCGCAAAGCCCGGAAACTAAAATATATCTCGGAGCAGACTCTGCTCGCATTTTTAAAAACAATATATGGTATGCAGAGTATACTGTTGCAGTAGTAGTACACATCAATGGTTGCAATGGATGCAAAATATTCGGCGAAGTTACTCGTGAACGTGATTTTGATAAAAGGATTAATCGGCCGGCATTGCGATTGATGACCGAGGTATATAAAGCCAGTAATATGTACCAAAGACTCAATCCTTACATAGTTCAAGACATCGAAGTACACCTAGACATAAACACTTCTGATAAATATGCCAGTAGTGTTGTAATTCAACAAGCGGTTGGATACATCAAGGGTACGTGTAACACGGAACCTAAAGTCAAACCGGAAGCATGGGCAGCAAGTTCAGCAGCCGACAAACTAACAAGTGTAATTTTATTTAAATGAAAAATAGAGCAATACTCTTCCAACCTGGACACGAAATTTTTAATGCGCGATTATCGGGAAGTCACCGGATTGCCCATTATTTGAGAACTAATCACAATTGGGATGTGGAAGTGGTGGAATATGTCCATCAATGGAGCGATGAACAACTTAGACAATTTGTTGATAGCCGAGACATCACGTCAGTGAAATGGATTGGCCTTAGCCTTATGTGGATGAAATGGGTTCCGCGTTGGGAAAGATTACTTGAATATATCAAATCAAAAAATCCCGATATAATGACTGTGATTGGGTCTGCAGTTGGCCCAGACTTTAAAAGCAACAATGTTGACTACTATTTGTATGGGTACGGAGAACTTGGTATAGTTAAACTACTTGAATATGAATTCAGCAATGGGCCACGTCCTGTTTTTCTCATGTTAGATAAGTTGAATCGCAAGGTTCTTGATTGCAACGACCAATACCCAGCATACCCTATGCGTTCTCTCAAAGTAATATACGAAGATAGAGACTTTATAACGTCAGAAGAAGCATTAACACTAGAGTTTTCTCGAGGTTGCAAATTTCAATGTGCATTTTGTAACTATCCAATACTAGGTGTTAAAGGCGACTACACTCGTGACGCTGATGATTTTGAGGAAGACATAAAAAATGCATACGATAGATTTGGTGTAACACGATACGCTGTAGCAGACGAAACATTCAATGACCGAACAGAGAAAATTACCAAGTTTGCAGATGTAGTTGAACGATTAGACTTCGAAACAATGTTCACTGGTTTTATTCGTGCCGATCTGCTGGTAGCAAGACCCAAAGATCGCGAAGAACTGGCCAGAATGAACTTTGTTGGACACTACTATGGTATCGAAACTTTTCACAAAGAAGCTGGAAAGTTAATAGGCAAGGGATATGACCCAGACAAATTGAAACAAGGTTTACTTGATGTAAAGAATTATTTCTACAACAATAAAAAAGGCTATTATAGCGGTACCATTGGGTTGATCAATGGCTTGCCAGCAGAACCAGTTGACAGCATGCTCGGCACACTGGACTGGGCAAAAAAACATTGGTCTGATCAAAGTTTGCAAGCCTTTACACTTGAACTGGTATTAGGTGATTTAGTAAAGAAAAGTAAACTATGCGAAAATTACGAAAAGTATGGTTACCGAGAACTTCCAACAGAAAGAGACCACATGGCACAACAAAAGTCAGCACATGCATTTTCAAATGGTCCTAAAGAAAGTGAGTTTGCAGAACCGGTCGGATACAGTGCTAAGGTAAGGATGTGGGAAAGTGACTTAACAAATGTACATGAATGCGACGAAATTACAGATCTTTATGCTAAAGAGCAGATGGAAAATTCAAGTTATAAACTGAATAATTGGAGTCTTAATACTCATAGTTACTTGCCATTAGACGAAGTGTTTAGTATGTCAAGACAAGTACATAACACAGTAAAGCACACTAAGAATAATCCACGTATTGACAGAATCTTAACAAATTATATAAACAACAAACTCAACTGGACTCCATGACAGTCAAACGCCCTTACAACATACAGTATTGGCAACAAAGCTGGGATATTTTACCGCAATCTGATCAGATAAAAAACAACACAGACCATTATTGCTGGAGCTATCAAGACCTAACTTTTTTACGGGCATACTTAAATGACACAGTGTATATCCATTCAAGAGAATTTTGTTTGAATCATAAAATTACTGATATGCAGAGCTGGTACTATCTTGGTCAATTGAATATACAAGACAGTGACACAGCTATAGATATTGGCTGTGGATTACATCCATGGAAGCAGTACTTTCCAAATTTGATTGGCATGGACAGTTGGGAGGATATGAATCCCGACATTGTTGACACGTTTGATCAAGAGTTTTGTTGTAAAAGAAAAAACTTGTTTGATAAAATCGTAGCAGTAAACAGTATTCACTTTGCCAGCATTGCAGAAATGAACAACCGAATTGAATGGATTTACGACATGCTGAAACCAGGAGGACGAGCATGGATCAGCACCAACATCGAAACATGGTTGATGTACACTGACAGTCGCAGTGTTAGCATACCTGATTTAGCTTATGCCGGAAAATTTGCTCTGGAAATTCTCAATTTATGGAGCAACCGATCCATAGTGGTTGATCATCAACTGCCACGAGATATTCACAGCGGCATTCGCAACGATCTCAACGGCAACCTCCATCTAGTATTGCACAAGCCGGTCTAGCGTCTAGGCTAAATATGTAACAGGAGTCACGAATGCCATATATCATTAATAACACTCGCGGAGAAATAGTTGCTGTCATTCCGGACGGTACTACCGATACAGAAGCTACCAGTTTAAGCCTAGTAGGAAAAAATGTCACACCCTACGGCGAAATCGAAACTGAGAATCTTGTAAAGCATTTAGAAAACTTTGCTGACGCAAACAGCCCAGAAAATCCATTGGAAGGACAAATCTGGTATGACACATCAGACGGATGCATAAAGACCTACACAGGTGTTCAATGGAAAAACGTCAGCGGGTTGTATGTGAGCAACACAGCTCCTAGTGTCGAAGCCAAGGTTGGAGAGTTATGGCTAGACACTGTGAATTTTCAAGTCAAGGTATACGCAGAGACAGACCGAGGATTAGAGTGGATCACAAATAATCGTGTGCCTTTTGTAACCAGTGCCCCGGATGCTGGACTGGCTGGTGACTTCTATTTCAATGAAACATCACAACAGCTTTTCATCAGCGACGGTGCAAGTTGGTCCTTGATTGGTCCTCCGGCTGCCACTGGATTTCCGGGAACACTGTGGGAAAGTGCCAGTCTAAGAGATCTCAACGGAGATCCAGAGCCAGTGATTCTTGGCAAGGTTAACAACATTGTTATAGCTGTTGTTGCCAAGAGAGATTTCATAATTCTTCCAGAGGATCGTCCAACTGGTTTTACAGAACTTGTAAAGGGCATGACCTATGCCAGCGATGCAAGCATCTTGGGCACACTGGAAAATGCTTTAACGCCTGGCAGTTATATCAGCGGCAATGTATACAACGCCAACACTGCGCAAACCTGGAGCGTGAATGCCAGTGACAGCAACCTTGCAAACACTGTGGTTGCAAGAGATTCAGCAGGCAGTTTCAATGCCAATGTTATCACAGCCAATTTGGCTGGCATTGCCAACAATGTCAACGGCATTGTAGCAGTGACAAACGGTGGCACTGGCGAAACAGTGTACGGCAACGGACAGTTACTGATAGGTGACAACGGCGGACTAAGCAAAGGCACTATATCAGGTTCAGGCAGTATATCTGTGACAAACTCTGCAGGGGCTATTTCCATTGGCTATACCGGCGGAACAGGAGACGGCACTGTGAGCAGTGTAGGAGTAGCCGGAGGTGCTGGAATTTCGGTGTCAGGCTCGCCAATTACAGGGTCAGGTACTATCACAGTAACAAACACCGGGGTGCTTGGCATCAATGCAGGATCAGGCATTGACGTATCAGAAAGCGGCGGCACAGTAACCATCAGTGCCACTGGCAGTGGCGTAACCAGTATCAATGCAGGCTCAGGTATAAGTGTATCCAGTGCCACTGGAGATGTAACCATCAGTGCCACTGGCGGTGGTGGCGGTGGCGACGGCGACATGGTGTTAGCCGATGAACAAACTGTTACTGGCAGAAAAACATTTACTGGCGTTGACAACATTGTTGCCGGTGCATACAGATTTACCTACCCGGAAGACAACGGCTTCTGGTACGATAGTAATCCAGCAGAAAATCAACCTTACATTGCAGTTGCTTTTGAAGACGATGTAGATAGTATACGCTTTTATAAAGAATCTTTGGGTATCAATGGCGACTCAGATCAAACACCAGTTCCTGCAGCAGGCAGTGTATTTGCTTCATACGACTATGGAGCAGGCGCCATTGGCGGTAGTGCTGTGCTAGGTGCTACCAATGCAAGCACAACAGGATTCGGTGTTGGTGTTAGAGCACAGGCACTTAATGCAAACTTTACCGGTGCAGCCGTGCAGAGCGAAGTGGGTGCACTAAAAGGTAAACCTTACATTCATTTCCGTGCATACAGTGATGCATTCAGCCCTACGCAAGATCCAGTATTTCAGGTAGACAGCGGCGGGAATGTGCGTTTTGACGGCGTAGCGGCAACACCAGCCGGCGACTATGCAGAATTTTTCGAATGGGTCGACGGCAATCCTGATGATGAGGACAGAGTTGGCATGTCTGTGGTGCTAGAGGCTAACAAAATCAGACTTGCACAATCAGACGAGACTCCAATTGGTGTAGTAAGTGCAGTACCAGGAGTGCTAGGTGACGCACCTGAAAACAGCTGGCAAGGCAAGTATCTCACAGATGATTTTGGTCGTCCTGTGATGCAAGAATACACCATATATTCCTGGAAAGAAACTGTGAAAGGCAAGCAAGTAGAGCAAACTGCAACCAGTTTAGACGACGTGGAAATCCCTGAAGGTGCCACAGCAACCACCCACGACGAAGACGGAAGACCATTTCAGACACCAAAGGTCAATCCTAACTATGATCCTGAGGTAGAATACACACCTCGCAGTAAAAGACAGGAATGGGCTCCAATTGGTTTGTTAGGAAAACTACGAGTGCGCAAAGATCAACCTATCAATCCACGTTGGATATACATGCGCAACATAAGTGACACTGTAGCAGAATATTTGTTACTATAGGTTGACACGAAGGGCGTAATCAACTATTATAATTGTACATTCACTAAAAAAGGATACGCCCTATGTCCACCGCAACAGAACATCGCAGTGTCACCAGTACTGGTGCTCGCAAACTTATCAAAAAATGCTTTGCTAAAAAGCGTCCTATCTTTCTCTGGGGTCCTCCAGGTATTGGTAAATCAGAACTTGTAGAAGACATTGCTAGTGAATCAGGTGGTCTGCTTCTTGATCTACGTTTGGGTCTAATGGATCCAACTGATGTGCGAGGCATGCCTTATTACAGCAAAGAGTCTGGCAAAATGGAATGGGCTCCGCCAGTGGATCTTCCAACAGAAGAGCTAGCCAGTCAATATCCAGTTGTTGTATTATTCTTAGACGAAATGAACGTAGCTGCGCCCAGTGTACAGGCCGCTGCATATCAGTTGATTCTCAACCGTCGCATTGGACAATACAAGTTGCCAGATAATGTAGTAGTGGTAGCCGCTGGCAACCGCGAAAGCGACAAAGGCGTAACATATCGCATGCCTACACCGCTTGCCAATCGCTTTGTACACGTGGAAATGCGCGTGGATTATACCAACTGGCTAGACTGGGCCACCGAAAATGGCATTCACAAAGACGTAATTGGTTACGTTTCGTTTGCTAAACAAGATCTCTATGATTTTGACGCAAAAGCAGCCAGCAGAGCATTTGCTACGCCACGTTCGTGGACCTTTGTAAGTGAGCTGATTGAAGACAACGATCTTGATGAGCAAAGCCTCACTGATCTCATTGCCGGTACTGTAGGCGAAGGTCTTGCTGTGAAGTTTATGGCACATCGCAAGGTCGCAAGCCAAATGCCTAACCCTACTGATATTTTAGCCGGCAAGGTTAAAACACTGGAGATCAATGAGATTAGCGCAATGTACAGCTTAGTTATTGCCATGTGCTATGAACTGCGCGAAGCTATCGACAGCGACAGTGTAGACGACAAACAGTTCCACAAAATGGCCGACCTGTTCTTCCGCTTTATGATGGATAACTTCGAAACTGAATTGGTTGTTATGGGTGCCCGAGTTGCTCTTAACAACTATCAACTTCCTGTTCAACCTACCAAACTTAAAAACTTCGACGAGTTTCACGAACGTTACGGCAAATACATTTTAGCCGCAAACGAATCGTAACCAGGTCAGGGCTGGTCCGGTAAATAACATAGGGCGTATGTTGGACCAGCCCTGTTTTTTTTGGAGTTCCAATGATTTATAATATCCCGCAAGACTTTGTTGGGTCTTATGATACAGCAAAATTGGATTTTACCACTTGGACACTCGACACAATTCAACAAAAGTGGCCCAATGTATCTGATCTAAGTACTATACACAAAGTCTTGTCAGTAAAAGAGATTGCACAAGTAGCCAGATATGTGCAAGATAAAACCAGTAAATGCACAAAATACATGAGCATGCTGGATAAGTTTTTTGCCGATAACGTAGCACCTTTAATTGAACATACCGATTATCTAGTACAACGGCAACCTAATCTAAGGGTAGTCATTCCTGGTCAAGAAGCACACGGACAGCGTGTTAATTTCCACTGCGACGCACTTGTAGGCGGTGGACGAGGCAGTATGACTGCTTGGATACCTCTTACAGATGCGTACGATTCAAATTCACTTTATATTGCAGATCTAGATCCTAGTAGAGATCTAGTATCAAAATTTATAGAAAACCGGTGGCCTGCAAAAAAATTCGACGAAGAATGCTATAAATTATCAAAGAACAAGTGTTTAAGTCCGGGAGAATTTTTGTTATTTGATCAAGAAAGGGTTCACGGATCTATTAACAACACTACACAAAAGACTCGTTTTAGTTTCGATGCAAGATTCTTAATAAGAGGTCACGAAACATTCCAAAGAGTACCTGGCGGGTATTTTAGATTGCCCGGGGACTATTCTCAACGCAAACAAATTGACAAAAATTCTAATTTATTGGTTTACTTGAATCGCAGTACTGCATTTACCAAACACATTCCTTTCGGCATGCAAAGAGCTTTTATAGATTCATATTCAAGAAAGTTTGATCTATCAGATGCAAGCGTTGATTTTTTACCACAACAAATTCACGAACCATTGTTTATAGATTGGCTTCCGGGACTTGAAAACTTTATAACTAAAAGATTTGACGGTATAATAATGTTGAGTATTTTTGCACTGCCAGAAGACCAAGATCGCAGGGAATTTTTATGCAATTTTGCAATAGAAAATAACATGAAATTATTTTTTGCCAACGAAGAATTGTGTATAGAAACTACAGACGATATACAAACGGTAAATGAATATTACAAATATGCTGTATGGCAAGATGGCGATTTCCCATGGGAATAGTGGACAATAATAGATCACTAACTATAACGCCAGACGAGTGGAAAGACAGCACACTGCCAGCAGTTGAACGTTATTATAACAACAATGACGAACTACTGAAAAAAAATTTATGGAAGATTCGCCAGGAGTTTGGTACCAAAGGAAAACGCTGGTGGTGGAACAGTGTAGCTGTGTACAACAACTACACTCAAACACCGGAATGGCGAGTACGATTTGTCTTTAAGTGCGCACATGACGCGGTACTGTTTCAGCTTAAATATTAAACAATATTTAGGACTAGACCGTGAAATACACTGTGCAACGCCTTGATAAAAGGTTTAACTATTTTGAATGGTTTAAATATCATATAAGTTTTCCTGCTAGAATTACAATAAATCAAGGTCCTTTACATTTTATAGAAGCTCAACAATGGTTTATTGATACCTACGGATTTAGTGCCGAAATTCGAATATGGCAAGAAATAAAAACACATTATTCTATGCGTAATCAATTTAATCTACCACAAGGTCCGGGAAATTTTGATAACTCACTGCCCCTGGCAGTCAATAATCACTGGAGCTGGAGCAATGCTTACAGAGATTTGAGAATTTATATTGCCAGTGATAGAGAATTAAGTTTATTTAGACTGGCATGTGGATAAGGGTTATATCAGGTTTTAACTTGACAAATAAACGCCAATCAACTATACTATATGTATAGAAAGTGAGGAGCAAGCATGTCGACAACCGCAGAAGACAAAAATAAATTTGCCGATCTCATCGGACCTACTGATCCAGCACTGGACAGAGAAGTTCGAGAAATACTTGTAGGCGCACGAATTGGCATGCTCCTCCGTGCAAGCTTTTTTGGCAATCTTGCTACCCGACTCAAGCTGGTAAATGCCGATGAATGGTGCCCTACTGCCGCTACTGATGGTCGTCACTTTTATTACAATACAAGATTTATCAAAATGCTTAAGCCGCGTGAAGTCGAGTTTTTATTCGGCCACGAAGTTCTACATGTAGTATATGATCACTTAGCTCGCACAGGCGACCGCGACAGGATGTTAAGCAACATTGCACAAGACTACTGTGTTAACAGTGACCTTAAAAAACACAATGTAGGTGAATTTATTACCACTGTAGAGTGCTTGTATGATGCCAAGTACGAAGATTGGAGTTTTGAGCAAGTATACGACGATTTGCTGGAAAATGCAGACGAATCATCTGCACAAAAAATGTTAGACAAAGTGTTAGATGAACACTTAGAAGACATCATGGAAGGTGCTGGCAATGGTGAAGAAGGGGAAGGCGACAAGCCCGGTCCTGTTAAGCTCACTGAAGAAGAACGGCAACAGATCAAAGACGAAATCAAAGAAGCAATGATCAGTGCCGCTCAAACTGCCAAGGCAGGTGAAATTCCAGGCAACGTTCAACGCATGATTCAGAATCTCACTGAACCTAAAATGAATTGGCGTGAATTGTTACAACAGCAGTTGCAAAGCATTATCAAGAACGATTACACATTTTCAAAGGTTAGTCGTCGCAGTTGGCATATGGATGCTATTTTACCAGGCATGGATACCACAGATGCTATTGATATTGCTGTAGCAATTGACATGAGCGGCAGTATCTCTGAGGAACAAGGCCGTGACTTCTTGAGCGAAGTGCAAGGCATTATGGATACGTTCACTGACTATAGAATTCACTTGTTTACTTTTGACACAGAAGTTTACAATCCACAAGACTTCAACAGTGATAACATCGCAGACATCACCGAGTATCAGTGTCAGGGATGGGGTGGCACTAGTTTTGAGTGTATATTCAACTATCTCAAGGAAGCAGACATTGAACCTAAAAAACTGGTGGTGTTCACAGACGGATATCCATTTGGTAGCTGGGGAGATCCAAACTACTGCGATACTGTTTGGATTATTCACAGCAACGATGATCCACAGCCTCCTTTTGGCACTTGGGCCAAATACGAATCACAGTAAAAATTATCACACGGGCATACAGGCGGTTAAATAACGTACTATGGAAAACACTGAATCAGAAATCAATTTAAAAGTCGAAGACCTTGCAGTAATCAAGAGTATTATCGAAGTAGTGAGTCAGCGCGGCGCTATCCAGCCAGACGAAATGTCCACAGTTGGCGTTGTCTATGACAAACTGAACCTATTCTTGTCATCGCTGGCGTCAAATCCACAGGCAGAAATTTCACAAGAACAAGCCGAACCTGAACAGTCGGTTACACGTTCTGCTAAAAAAACATCTAAGGAGTAATACATGTTTGTAAAACATATTGGAAAACACGGTGACCGCAAAGTTGCTGTGGTGTTTAGAAAAGTGCCCAATGAAGATCACATGGCACTGGTGTGCTACACAGAAACACTTAAAACAGAAATGCAGGACGCACTCATGCGAGCTGTAGAAAGCGAGCCAGGGCAACAAGCACTTGATCTAGGTGAAGCACTTCAGCGAGCAATGAGTCCGGACGGCCGTCCGATCCTGGAAGTGTTGCATGTTGAAGGTAAAATCAAGAAAGTGTCTAGTAATCAAGTGATCATGACACCTAGCCCAAACAACACTGTTAGACTAGATGAGCTTAACACAATTCTAGATCAATTGGAACAGGGCGGCGAAGCAGTGCAAAAACTAGCCGAAATTGATCAAAACAGCGGCTTAGTTGATCCCGGTGCACAGCGCAGAGCACAAGAAATTGTAGAAGCCGCAAACAACACAATGAAGCAAAACGAAGGACTGTCTGACTCGGCATTAGCTGAAAATTTCGAAAGTCAAGCTGCCAAAATGGAAGCAGAAGCAAAAGGTCTACTAGAGGAAGCCAAGCGATTGAAAAGCGAAGCTAAGGCATTGAAGCCAAAGCGTACTACCACTAGAAAGAAAAAGACCGCCGATGTATCTCAGTGATGACTTTGTTGAACGATGGGAAAGCTTGATTCAAGAAATTGAAGTCACAACTATTCCCATTGAATGCATTGCTAAAATTCTACTCAAGCTAGAAGGCCGTCGACAAAAAACTATCAATGTCACAAAATTAATCACTGACGGGTTAAGCTACGAAGATGTGGAAGATCATGTAAACACAACCATGATAGAACTAGACAGCGAAATTGTCAGCATCAAGTTCACGCTTGATGTTGAACGTGTTGCTGAAATGGTCCAACCTTTAACAGACGAATTATTAGAAAAATTATGAAAGTAAAACTTGTAAGTTACAGTCAACCAAGCTCTGACTTTGAACACGAAGGTATTGAAGATGTGCAAGATCTTATTGCGTATGCGGCTAGAGTATCTAATCCATCGAATCAATTTAATACAGAGACCTCTACTCGCCTACTCAACTACCTTGCAAAGCATGCACACTGGTCGCCGTTTGAAATGGTATCTGCTTGCTTAGAGATCGAAACCACACGAGACATTGCTAGACAAATCCTACGTCATCGCAGTTTCAGCTTCCAAGAGTTTTCACAGCGTTATGCAGATCCAGTGAAGGATTTAGAGTTCGAAATTCGTGAATGCAGACTACAGGATACAACAAATCGTCAAAATTCAATCGAGCTAGACGAAGACAACAGACTTGACACAGAGCTGGCTACAGAATGGGCACTGGCACAAGAGCGTGTGATTATCGAAGCTCGTAAAGCATATCGCTGGGCCATTGAAAATAACATTGCAAAAGAACAGGCTCGTGCAGTATTACCCGAAGGACTTACTAAAAGTCGCATGTACATGAATGGCACACTGCGTAGCTGGATCCACTATATCGAACTCCGGGCCGCAAATGGTACACAAAAAGAACACATGGAAATTGCCCGAGCTGTTGCACAGGTTATCGCAGAAATCTTTCCGTTGAGTTCACAGTATGTCAACTCCTCTGTATAATAAAAAACCGGAGCGAATATTTGCATTTGGGTGTAGTCTCACCAGTTATTGGTGGTCTATGTGGCCAGAAATTATTCAATTTGCCACTGATATAAAAACATATAACTACGGCCGTTGCGCATGTGCAAATCAATACATTGCTAATCAAGTTGTGCTTGCAAATAAATTGCACAAATTTACAAAAGATGATTTAGTAATAGTTGTTTGGACTGAGCCAAACAGACACGAAAACTTACACAATCACAATGGCAAATCATGTTTAAAGTGGGAACGAGATCCTACAATCGAAATTTCTGATTATCTCATTGGCAAAATGATCAATCAACTTAATCTAATTACCACAACAATGGCCTATTTAGACAATACCGAAGCACAGATACACCATTCGTCATTTAACGAACTTACTATGCCCGTAGGTCATCCTCCGCCAGAAAGAGAAGTTCTATTAAAAGTGTATAAAGATACATATAGTCGGTTATTACCGAGTATTAACAAAGTTATAGGGTTCAGTGTTAAGGAGTCAGAAAAACAATTAAAAAAAATCTTCAAAGAAAAATTTATGGATTTGCATCCATTTCCGCTACAATCACTAACATGGCTGAAACAAGTGTTTGATTATGATTTTTCTTCAATAGAACAACGTATTATTGAACACGAACAAGAAATCCTAGACAGCATAAAAAAAGTGGTACTCGATCCAGGTTACAATCCAGGGTCTGAATTTCCTGGCATTAACCCAAAGTGTCTACCTGATACAGTTTTTTTGAGCAAAAAAATAAATGCATATCAAAATAACATTAGTTGGCACTCAATTTTTCGTAATGGCGGTTTACCCAATCCCAACTAAAGGAATTTTGTAGCTTGTCTACGTTGCCATTAACACTGTCATAGTATTCCATTGCCGCAACTACTGCTTCTTGGGTTACCTTACTAGTGCACTCCTTCCAAACACCAAGTCTGTACTCATTTTCAATATCAGGCAAACTTGCACGCAACTTTAGCACTTCACGAAAAGCTGTGCGCCACTCTGTTATGTCATCGCCGTATTCTGCAACGCCGCTTAGAACTGGAACTACTTCGTGTGCTTTTTCCATGGCTAGATCCAGCTGATCTCCTGCACTTTGTAATAATAGTTCACGATTATACGCAACAGCAGCCATGTGCCCATACTCTAAGCCCGTAACAGGGTTGTAAGCATGGAAAATATAGTGCTTTGGCTGTTGTAATCGGTCTGGTTGCCAAAACCAGTCAAACTCGTCAGAAACCGCCAATTTAGCAGGTACTAGGATAAACCAATCGGTTTTTACGCTATTAGCAGCTTGTTTATATGCTTCTAGTCGTCCGTTTACACCTTCTACTACGTGTAACTGTGTATCGCCGGGCAGAGCCGCACGTAGACGCTGTAAATGCGTCTGTGCCACGGTTTCTCCGTTGCTGACAAACACTATCTCCAGTGGCTCAACTGCATTTGTATTATGTGTTTTGTCTATGTATGGGTAGTCATATATCTGTGTTCGAACTAAGGCATGTGCTTCTTTTGGCACAATTACACTGGAGGCACCGCGGTCTAACGGAACAACAGTTTTGGTTTCGCGGCGCCATAGACTCACCGTAGGATATTTCACTGGAGCAGATTCATTGGTAAACAGTGAGAGTGGCGCTTGCGCTGTGTGATTCTTTACTGCCATAACATGTGTAGATTCATTATGTTTTACCACTGGTATTGGCCATCGAGGTGCTTGCTGTACTTCTACATAGTTCACGGTTTCAAACCAATCCAATAACTCAACATCACAGCCACGCTTAAAACTTGGCACATGCAAGAAAAACGTATCACCAAACTTTTGTTCGTTACTAGGAAACACATGAAGCATTTCACGTTGCCATGCTTCGGGTTGCCAACTGAAATCAAACTGGCTATAGTCACATACAGAGCTGGCAACCCAAATGTATTCTTCTTCTACGTCAGCAACAAGTCGTTTTAGTGTGTCTAAATAGTTGTCAAAATATCTAGCCTGTTTAACCACTCTGTAGTTCTGTTCAAGGTATTCAAATGTTTGCAAGCTCTCTGGATTGCCGTGATCAATTAAGTAAATGCTGTAAGCGTCCGCTGGTGCTTGCACTGTTTGATTTTCCACAAAGTTCAAGTTTGGAAATTCTTCAATGCTTTTTGCCCAACGACTGTGTCTGTCAAACTCCCAACGATTGATTAAGAATGTATCGCTCCATTTATTCCACTGACTTCCAAACACATGAGTCATGTGCCGTTGCCAAGGTTCTGGATGCCAATCAAAGTCAAATTCTGAATAGTCATTTTCGCTACCGATTACCCAAAAACGCTGGGTTTTAGATTTACCAGCGCATCTCTTTACAGTGTCAAACACACTGCCAAAATATCGTGCTTTCTGTATGCCAGGGTAGCGTTCTTGTAACTGTTCAAAGCGACTGCGAGATACTGCATTAGAACGATCCATATAAAAAATATCAAGGGTTTTAACTGCTCTTGTATCAGGCTTGCGCTTGGGTATGTCACCTGCAAATTTAATTTCCGTAGCACCTTCTACAGTGTAGGTTAAATTTACACTGCTTTGATACTCAGTGCCAAAGTGATAAATGTAAGGAGGATCCCCGGGATCTGGTATCCAACTAAAGTCTACTGCATCTGCATCAACCTCTTCGGGCACTGTCCAACCGTCTTGGTCAGCAAGTAGTGTAGCAACAGGCTCTTCCATAAACTTGCGCTCTGTTGCACCGGGCACATGATATTCAATGGTACTCATTATTTCAGCGTTGTGCCACTGATTGCCAAACACATACATGTAAGGCGGATCTCCAGGATCTGGGCACCAACTGCGGTCAAAGTCAAAGTCACGTTCATGATCAGGCACGTACCAATTTTCTTGTGTAGCAAACAGTGTTGCCTGCGGATATTCCAGGAATTTGCGTTCAGTGGCACCAGGTACATTGTACTCCACAGTGGGCATGATTTCGCCAGAATACCATTGATTGCCGAACACATACACATAAGGTGGATCCGCTGGATCTGGCTCCCAACTGTAGTCAAACTTGCAGTTTTCCAGCGTACGATAGTGCGCGGTGTCCGCAATACGAGTGGCGGAAATATCTGCAACATATTTCTTTTCTGTTGCACCTTCTACTGTATACGTAACACTGGTTCTTTGCGTAGCCGGCCACCATTGATTGCCGAACACATACACGTAAGGAGGTTCTGTTGGATTTGGGCGCCAGCGGAATAGTGGATCGTCATCAGCTAGATTATCCTGTATATCAAACAGTGATCTATCATGTTGAGTTGTTGCAACAAAATCACTGACAAATTTTCTACCCACAGCATTAGGCATTCTATATTCTGGTCCACCTATTCTGTTCCATCCCCATTCTACAGGAAACTCGTATATGTAAGGTGGATCCATTGGATCTGGACTCCACTGTAAATCAATACTTGCTGGGTCTATGTAGTCTGGTATGTACCATAGATCAGGGTCGCTGTATTTGTGCACACCGGGCGATTCATGCCAATTGGTTTCTGCGAAGCCTGCTTTTGGCACCAGATATGTGCCACCATCTAGTTGATGCTGGTTAGGCCAAGCATGACGCTGATGTGATTCCCATGGTGCTGGTTCCCAAAGAAAATCCCACTCTCTGTAATCAGATAAGTAATCAACAATCCAATAATATCGAGTACGAGACATTTCACACGCATGATCTATATCTCTAGCACGAACAGCATGTACACCTTTGGGTGCACGATTTCCTAGGTAAAAAATATCAAACATGATTAGAATTGACGAACTTTATAACAATGTGTTTTGGCCGTGGATAAAACAAAATATACCTTTATGCAGAATGTATTTCTGTGATCCTCCCGGAAGAAGTGATCCGGATAGTTTATATAATTATGGACATGATCTCCATGAACTACATTATATATACTTTCACGACCAAGAGCCAATTCATTTGGACCTACACAGACCACTTTTTGGCGAGGTAGCGGAACGCAGTAGAGATCTTGACTTTGACAGGGAAGCATTTGGTAAAGCAATTGTTACCAGTGAGCACAACAGCGAGTTTGTTGAACAAATATGCGATGATTACGGATGGAAACATTATTACTATTTCTTTCACGGGTGGGCAGCCATGGATTGGTATCGAGGATACAATCGTTCATGGTTGATGCCTGCACCAGAAGACAGGACCATGAACCGCAGTTTTATATGTCCTACACGCATCGTAGGCGGTAAACGTGATCATAGAGTGCTGCTAATGTATCAATTTATTAAACAAAAAATACAAAATGCTTGGTTAAGCTGTCCAAGAACCTGTCCGGTGGAAAATACAAACATAGAAGATATTGCTGCAAAATTCAGCGTACATTATCCAGACATTGAACAGACACTTTGTGATGCTGATTTACCTTGGCAATTCCCAGGCGAAACAGATCATCCTATGCACAGTTGTTGGTTGAGTTTGTTTGAAGAATCAGCAGAAAGTTTTGCCTATGTTGTTACAGAAACAGTGTATTCTGGTCGCAGACATCATCTTACAGAAAAAACATTCAAGCCAATCTGTTTACAAATGCCATTTATACTGGTTGCTCCACAAGGCAGTTTAGAGTATCTCAAGCTTTATGGATTTAGAACATTCGACGATTTTTGGGACGAAAGCTATGATCAAGAGCCAGATGATTATCGTAGACTAGAAAAAGTAGCTGAGTTATGCAAAAAGATAGATAGTATGACAATTGATGAACGAACAACCATGTACAAGGCAATGATGCCGACTATTCAGCATAATTACGAACATTTCTACAACGGCGGATTTGAAACTGTGCTCTGGACAGAGCTAGAACTGATGCTAGAGCAAATGAAAAAAGATTTTAAAATAAAGGGTATTGATAGATGACCCAGAAAGTAAAAATACAAGTTTTACTTACAATAAGTATAGCTACAAAAGGGAATATGTATGCTTAAGAGTCATCAAATACACTGGAACAATAAAACCTTAAATTATGACCTTGGTAGATATGATTTCACCAAATGGGCCCTAAAAGTTGTTCAAGAAATTCACCCTAGTGTTAACTGTTTCGAAACTATTCACAAAAAATTTACCCCTGACGAAATATTAAAAATACAATACTATGTTCAGTCAGCATTCCTACGTAAAGACTGGATGGAGTTAATTGATTCTTTTGCTAAAGAATATGCTGAACCTATAATCGACAATTTGCCTTATTTGATTCAACGACAAGCAACTATGCGTGTTGTTATTCCGAATCAAGCCAAAGAAAATAGAAAACTGATCTTTCACCAAGGCATCTTTGTCGGCAATGGACGAGGGTGCAGAACCTTTTGGAATCCTCTAACTGAGGCTCGAGATACTAATACAATGTGGATCTTGGACTTAGAAGATAGCCGTAGGATTACCCGTCAAACAATATTAGAAAAATGGTCAATGAAAAAATTCGAAGAAGAAAGTTTAAAGCATGCCTGGCCAGTAAATTTGAGCCCCGGACAAAGTCACTTATTTTTCCAAGAACATATACACGGCAACGTAAACAATAACGAAGGCTACACTAGGGCAAGTATCGACGTTAGAATTTTACTCAAAGGAGAAGAATACGGTCGTCGAAGCCCAGGCGGATTTTTTAGGATCCCCGGCGATTACTACACTAGCCAGCCAATTGATTTGTCAGACAAAAAATTTATTAGTTTTGTTAGTTGGGCTAGCGAATATGGAAAAAATCTTAGTTATCCAATGCAAAGAAGCACTATCAGCCGTTATTGTGATATGTATAAAATAAAACTATCTTATGAAGATGGAGAATTTGACAACAACGATTGGCATATGATGCTCGAATGGTATTTACAAACATGTGATGCTGACGGAATAGTATTACCTAGCATACATTCATTACCAGATGAATACCACCGAAGAAATGAATTGTTAAATCTCGCTTTACAGCAGAAAATAGAATTGCACTTTGCTGATGAATTTCTAGTAATGCGCAACGATCATGACATGGAAAAAATAAACACGTATCTAACTTTTGCTGTACGCAAAAAAGATCCATATGTATGGGAAGAATAAATTAAATTATGAGTAAAATTAACAGTTACACTAGTTGGCAACCACTGGAAGAAGTAATTATAGGCAGTGTGTTTACACCAGAACATTTTGAGTTTATCGAAGACAAACAAGTATTCAATCAACTCAGTCAGATACTTGAAGAAAGTGCCGAAGATCTAGAAAACCTACAAAAGACCATAGAAGAATATGGTGCAAAGGTCCGTAGACCAGACCTACCCGATGTAAACCGTTTTCATGAACAACAGATTGCTGATCAAGGTGCTCCGCTTCCGCCTCTTACGCCAAGAGACTGGCAGATTACACTAGGCGACAAATTACTACGTGTGCTGCCTGTGCAAGAATTGGATAATATCTGTGCAGATTTAGAACAACACAATCCGGATCAAGTGATTAATCCGCACCAAGGAGAATGGGACGAAAACTGTGTGCTCAACGGAGCCAGTGCTAGTTGTATTGTACGTGTTGGTAAAGACGTTTTCTTTGACAATTCAGACTATTTGAAACCAGAACAAACACGCTGGATTGTTGACAATGTGCTAGGCCCAGACTATCGTATACACGAAGCTGTAACTGATGGCCATGGCGATGCAGTGTTTGCTATTCTCAAGCCAGGTGTGTTATTAAGTAGTAAATGGGACGACCAGCTGGATCTAGCAGGCGACTTTCCTGGTTGGGACGTTTGTAAGATTTGGGACAGTTCAATATGGGCGGCTATGGAAGTTGGCAAGTTTAAACAGGAAAACTTTAACGGGCGTTGGTATGTGACAGGACAGACACCTACTCCAGAATTTTCAAACTTTGTTGACAGCTATTTAAGTCAATGGGTTGGATTTGTCGAAGACACTGTGTTTGATGTTAATTGCCTTGTGCTAGATGAAGAGAATGTCATATTCTCAGCCTATAATAAGCAGGTATTTGACTACTGCGAAAAACATAAAATAAATCCTATAGTAAGTGAACTTCGTCACAGTTACTTCTGGGACGGTGGAATCAGCTGCTGTACACAAGATCTTTCTAGAAAAGGTGGTTTAGAAAGTTATTTGTAATGTATCACTATAAGTTTATACGCCGATTAGACTTAGAACTATCAAGTTTATGCAACGCAGAGTGTCCTTTATGCCTGAGAAATGTGTTCGGGCACCCTACTAATGCAGGTTATGTTGAACGGAACTTGACGCTAAAGGAAGTAAAACAAATATTTAAACCAGAGTTTATTGCACAACTTCACAAAATAAATGTGTGCGGCAACTTTGGCGATATTGTAATGAATCCCGACACGCCTGCTATTATGCAATACTTTCGTAAGCATAATCCAACCGCTAATTTAATTATAAGCACAAACGGCAATGCACGTGATCTAGATTTTTGGAAAGATCTTGCTAGTGTGACAGACAGAATTTTCTTTGCAATAGACGGCCTCGAAGATACTCATAAACTGTACAGAAGAAATACTGATTTTAATACAATACTAGAGAATGCACAAACAGTTAGAAATGCAGGCGGTAAAACTAGTTGGGTTTTTATGGTGTTTGAACATAATCAACATCAAATCGAAGAAGCACGTGAACTTAGCAAACAACTAGGGTTTGATCAATTTGAAGTTAAAGACCACAGGCGCGATAATGGTCCTGTAATAGATAAAAACAAAAACGTGATATACTGGATCGGCCGGGAATTTAAAATTGATGTTGAGCACATCCTTACTACAAAAGAGTTCATAGATAGTTCTCCAAGCAAGTATACTCAAAAAATATATAATCAAAAAACCATTGTTTGCGAAGCAATGAAAGATAGAAATATATATGTAAGCAGCGATGGCAAAGTATATCCTTGCTGCTACATTGGCAATGCACCAGAAACATACACGGGTCGCGCAGGCGATATGATTTATCGAAATGGGCAAATTAAACAGTTAGTAGCCAAAAACGATTTATTTAAATACAGTCTAGAAGAATGTGTTGAATGGTTTAAAAGTATCCCACCGACCTGGAAAGAAACTATCGAAACCGGCAGGTTAGTAGCATGCGCCGAGCATTGCGGGCAACAATGCTCAGGAGACCAATAATACTAACTTTCCATATAGTGTTGAATATATTGAACCTTGCCTGGCACATCTGTCCATGATTCGTGATCAGGTAAAGGATCTAGTTTTTCTGTAATGTTATTATCTGCCCATTTTTCAGCTAATTCAGCGTTGATTTTAAACCAATCAACTCCGTCATTGGGCACTTCATCTTCAGCTACAATGGCATCAACAGGACACTCTGGAATACAAACTGCACAGTCAATGCATTCATCAGGATTGATTACTAGAAAGTCCGGACCTTCATAAAAACAATCCACTGGACATACTTCAACACAATCCGTGTGTTTGCATTTGATACAATTATCAGTTACTAAATGTGTCATAATTCTCCTAGCTTACAAATGCACGTTCTAGCACAAACGTACCTGGATTTTTCTTGTTGCCTTCTTCGTAGCCTGCAGCTAGCAACAACTGTTTCATGTCTTTATTGAAAGCCATGCTTCCGCATAACATTACACGATCTGTTTCGGGACTGCTGTTTTCCATAATGGTACCAGCTTCAATAAATTTTTGTATACGTCCCGTGTTAGCAAATTCTTCTTGGGTAACTGTTGGAAAGTAATGTATATCAAGATCCTGTAAAAATTCGTGATAACACAACAGTTCAGCAGGTGTTCTCACTGTCCATGTTACGTGTACTTTGTTGTAGATGTCAAATATCTCACCGTCTCTTAACAAACTAATAAAAGGTGCAATACCAGTGCCGGTAGCCATTAACCACAAGTCTTTGCCAGGCTTTACAAATTGTGTAGTTAAACTGCCAGTTGGGCGATCACCTACTTCAATTGTATCTCCTATTTTAACATGCTGTAATCTACTTGTCAACGGACCGTCCGGGACTTTAATGCTGTAAAATTCTAAAAAAGGATCTTCAGGGGCACTGGTAATGCTGTATGCTCTCATGAGATCATCATCCCCCATTCCTATCATTGTAAACTCACCGGCCCGAAAAGTAAAGTCTTTTGGCTTTGTTGTTCTAAATCTAAACAGGCGATCTGTGTAGTGTTCTACTTCAATAATTTCTACTAGTTCTGACATTTTTTAGTTTAACCTTTTTTAGGAGTACACACAGGAGTGTTATACAATTGTTCGAATCTTATGGCGTCTTCTACAGTGTCAATCATTGGCTCTCCGCGAATGTTTAAACTGGTATTCAGCAGCATAGGACAATCTGTTAACACATACCATTTTTCTAGTAGTTGTCTTATGCCACTGGCACTGTCTTTGGGCACTGTTTGCACTCGACTTGTGCCATCTACATGTACAATAGCAGGAAACAGTTCTGGATGTTTGCAGTATGCTGTTACCTGCATGTACGGACTGCTTGAAAATCCTCGAGGCATATCAAAATATTGATCTGCGTATTCTTCCAGTATCACTGGAGCAAATGGTCTAAACTTTTGACGTTTTTTAATAGTGTTCACTAGATCTTTAATGTCATCGCCTCTAGGATCTGCCAGCAGACTTCTATTGCCCAGTGCTCTAGGGCCAAACTCGGCACCACCGGCTGCTACTCCTACTATGCGATTGGATAACAATTCATCTAGCAATTCATTTACAGGATACTCGCCTTCAATACAGGTGCCAGTGTATGGGTGTTCCCAGTTGACACGCTTGCCATAATGCAGTGCAGCACAACCCAAGCCACTGCCGGCATCACCAGGATTGGGCATGATCCACACATTGTCGAAGTTGAGCCCAATGTTGCGATTGGCTACGCAGTTTAGTGCCACTCCTCCCATGTAAACTAAATTTTTACTGTTTCCCAGTCGAGCGGCAGTATACATTACATCTTGAATAAGTTCTTCTGCAATGGTTTGAGCTGCAAATGCTATCTCTTCGTTGCTGTAGTCTTCCCAATGACTGGCATCTATACCTGTGTGAAAGTTTTCTTTGAACTGTAATTTGTTATCACTGTAAAGATATCGCTGTTTCATTTGTGTTTCGAGCACATTGCTGGTCATCAATGACTTGGCTTTTTCGTGTCCAAATGCGGCCATTCCCATGGTAATATATTCTTCATCCATTGGACGCAGACCAACACGCTGTGTGATCGCACTGTAAAACAAACCAATGCTGTGTGGATATCTCTGTCCCCAAAGCTTTCTATAACGAGCACGACCTTTGTTATCATAGTATGCATAATATATACTGATCGTGTCTAATTCACCAATGGCATCAATCACAACTACTGTAGCATCGTCATAAGGAGAAGTCTGAAAGCCAGCAGCCGCATGACTGAGATGATGCGGATAACAACTGGTAGATAACTGTGGATTCCAATAATCTCCCAGTATTGATTTCAATGTGCTTTTGAGACTCCAGTGTTGACTTACTGATTGTCCACTGATCCATTGTTGCATGTTGTGCATCCAAGGACGCTCATAGTATGCAACATGCTCAATTGGATATTCAAAACAACGATCTAGGATCGCCTTGCACAGATGCTTGTCATGTTTTTTCTTGCTGAATCTTTCACTGTGAGATGCAAAGTGTATATTGCCGTCATAGTCAAGCACACATACGCCCGCATCGTGAAACCCTGCGCTAATTCCCAGTATCATATACTGCCTTATTTGTAGATGAAAGGATCTCTTTTACGAAGTTCCTTAAGTTTTTTCTTGTACAGAATATGTAATTTGATTCTACGATAGATGTCAAGTACCCATCGAAATGTAACAATGTATTTTAACGTGTTCATGGTTTTCCCCTTGCACTGTAATTATACATGATCAGCCAGTGCACGAATTTGTTGAGCCATGTAATCTTGATCGCTCCAGTGATATGGATACTCTGCACGGTGATTTGCGGTGCTTACACTGTGCACATCTAAATGATCGTTGAGCAAGGCCCATATTGTTTCAAAATCTTCTGTGCCAAAGCTGGCATTTAAATCCACTTGACCTATCTGCGGATGTCCAATGGTTAGACATTTGTCTTCAGGGTCAAAGCCATTTGCAACAAGCCAGGTCCGAAAGTCTGCCATTTCACGTTGAAAGAATTCGTAGTTGCCAGGATTGTTTGCCCATTCAATGTCAAAATCCCCAGTGGCTTCGGTTTGGCTGCTCAAAGACGTTGTTACCAGTTCATCGATTCTGCTGTCGCGTCCTTCATCGTGAAACACTTCCCAGTGGTGTTTACCAACAGCTTTGTTTACACCCACAAACACACCGCCTAAAGGTCTTGCCAGTGTGTCGACTCCAAACAATTCGTAATCATTCTCGTCCAGTGTAAATCTCGGTGCATTCAGCCAGCACATTAACTGACTAGGTCTACGCCATTCAGGTGCATGAATCTTTTTACGCATGCTTAACACAAGACTTTCGTATTCGTGACACAACAAGTTCAGTTGACGTATGTGCCAACGTGTTGCATCATTGGCCTGTTTGTAATAAGCACTGATGTCAGCACTGGTTCCTTGTAAATCCTCAAAGTATCTGTGCAACCAATTCATTTTTTCCTGGACCAATTTATGCCCAGGCAAGTCCTCGCCAACTGGACCAGTGGTAATAGTATTCTCCACAGTGAAATGGTCATGTATGTTGTAATCTAGATCACTGGCGTTGATTGCGGCTATACTGCGATTTATTTGTTCACAGATGTATTCTGCACTGCGTTCGCCATCTGGAAATCCAAAGAAACAGTAGTTTTTTTCTAAATGCAAATCGTCTTTAAGGATTACTTTTAGTGCATCTAGCCATTTACGTGATAAACTATTATCATAAACATCAATATACACAGGCAACAATGACCCTGTTGCTCTATTTTTGAGTTCAATTGAAACTTTATCCAATAATTGGAATTGATTGCCACCAGTCATAAATTTCCTTATTGTGTTCCTGTAAAATATCGTCTAGAGTGTACTTGTCGTTGCGAATACTCTCTAAACGCAGTATACGTTTTTTTCCAGCAACCAAGCCCGATTGCCACTGACCAGGCCATTGCTCCTGAAACGTTGGCCTGTTTTTCAGTTGTACTAGCACATCTTTGAGTGCACCATCAGGTACACTGTGCGCCAGTTGATCGATCTGTTTGTCCAGCAATTCCTTAGGCAGTGCCAGTGGACTCAGCACAATGTCAGGCGAAAACCCAAAGATTACTTTTGCAAGTAAGTCCACGCCTAGCTCATCTGCAAGTTGTTGCATTGCCTCCACTTCAAACAAGCCCGGCAACGTGAGTGTAAAATCCAATCGCATCTGCCTGCGTGTTTTCTGTATATCAACGCCTTGTTTGAAGTTGTCTAAAAATTGTTGATAATTCAATCCCGTGCGAATATACTCGCCAATGGGCCCGGTGCCGTCGATGCTGGCACAGATTTGCCAGTCTCTTATATTTTTGATAATATCTCTGTATAAGTGCGTGCCTTGGTATTCAACTCTACTGAGATTTGTATTGTATCGAGCATAAAGTCCAGGACCGTCTCCCAATTCTACGATCCTGGACATGTACCTCCAATGTTGCTCGTACATCAAAGGTTCTCCGCCTACCCAATAAACTTCTTGCACTCTGTGTTCTTCTACAGCTTGTGAAAACTCGGCTTCAATCTGAGTGTCTTGAAATTTGGATATTTCTGCGCGGACTTCGGGACGCATCCAGTTGTTTTTTGGATCGTCCCAATTGATCATGTTGTTTTTACGCTGTTCAGTTTCCCAGGCTGAACTCAACATGTCCCCGCAGGTTCTGCATTTAAAGTTGCAGAGATTACTAAAACGATAGTCCCAACTAACAGGTTGCATATCTGTATGCCCTGACTCGTCGGTTTTTTCCCAAATATCGTTGTAGTGATGCTTAAACAGATGCCAGAAGTAGTCTCTGTATACATCTGTATTCAGCAATTTGTTATTGCACACTTCGCACTCGTTGAGTGTTTCGCCTGCCATCATTCTACGACGCACATTTTTCATGTGTTCGCTGTTCCAATGTTCTTCTAGTGTGCTTGGATTGTATTCGCCGGTGCCTGTATCAGTGTCGATATACTGCTTGAAGTTCTGTGCAGGTTCTCTGCTGGCACAGCACATTCTGCGTTCTGTCTGAGGACTAAGATAGGTGTGAGTCCACGGTGCCATGCACAGACTTGACGGTTTTTCTTTAGGTTTTTGCATTTTCTAGAGAGGCTACTCTTCGTCTTAGATCACTGCTGCTAAAACGGTGTTCTCTTTTGTTAAAGTATAACTGAATACCACGTTTTTTACAAATATCCTTTCCGGTAAAATCGTGTTCTCGGTATTCTTCGCCTAGAATCCGCACATCTATGTGCATCATTTCCAGAATGTCTTCTAAATCTCTTTCGTTTTCGTACACTACAATTTCGTCTACATAACGCACTGCTTGTAGCTGTGTATATCTTTCTACCAGTGTTTGCACAGGTGCGTTTTTATTAGGACGATCTCGACTTGGATCAACCTGTAGTCCTACCATTAGATAATCGCATTGTTCTTTTGCTTCACGAAGCATTGCTACATGTCCAGCATGCAACAGGTCAAATGTACTGCATGTAAACCCTACTTTCACTGTACGCCCTCGTATTCAATCCACTCTGCTAGTTCACTGTGATGCGTTCTCAGGTCCTGACTGCGTTTGAAATCCAGGTCTCTCACTTTCATTCTGAGAATCTGTCCATCATGACTTGGTCCGCCGTTCATAAAATCTATGATATTTTCAAACTCTTGTTTGTGCTTGGAGCTAACCTGTGCACTGCGCAGTCTTTGTTCAATTTCATATTTTGCACGACTGGGCAATGTACTGATACTAAAGTAGTAGGCTTCGTGCATCATATTCCAATACACAAAATCAAACTCTTGTTGGTCAATCCAATTAGCCAACGTTTCAAGATAAGAGACGTTGAATACGTTTACTGTGCTACACACTTGTAATTGTATTTTTCCTGGATATCTATGTTTGAGATCGCGGAACCTGGTAATATTTTCGTTTACAGTGTGCCATTCTGCATTGCTGCGTTGATATTCAAAACGATCTTCTACATCATCTATGCTGAATGCAATTTCTACAGTCTTAAAATGTTTCCACAGAGCTTCGCCTTCTTCGGGGTAGATGGTACCATTGGTATTGTAGTGTATTTCCACATTGCCAGCAATGCCTTTATCTACTAAACTTTGCAGTATTCTAAAGTGTTCTTTGATCATAAACGGCTCGCCGCCTGTGAATTCGATATAGCGGATATCCGAGCTTACGCTGTCAAATTGATCCCAGAATGTTTCTGTTTCTTTTGGCCAGGCTCCCTTTTTCAGCATTTCATAATGATAGCTGTCTTTTCGATCACCTTCTTCCCTTCTGTGAAATTGCAGTTCTTCAGCGGCAAACTGTGAACTAGACCACGAACCACAGATTCTGCACTTGAGGTTGCAAATGTTGCCAAGCTTGAGATCAAGAAACATCAACGGCTTTGCGTCAACTGTCCATTCTTGATCTGGTAACACATGTTTTAACCGATCCAGCGTGTGCATACGCTTGCTGGTGCGTCCTGCACGTTCTTCTTTCCAGCATTTCCTACAGGTTCGCGGCTGTTTACCATCCAAGAACTGTTGTCGCAGATCCTGCATGTAATCGCTACACTGTATTTCTCCCAGATCGCTGGCAATAAGTTCAAACTTTTCACCGTTGTTGTCTTTGATTTCATCTTCTGCAAGGCAACAAGGGCGCACTGTGCCAATAGGACTTGTTTCTAAACTTATCCATGGTAGCACGCAAAATTGTTCATGCGGTAAATTCATCGTAGTGCCTCTAGTTCTGGAATTTGTTCTAGTATGTTTTCTTTTCGTATTTGATCGAGCTGGCTGGTCTTGCTCCAAAATTCGTTAATAAGTGCTGTATTATCTGTGCTGTTCATAAAACGTATTGCACTCTCAAATCCTTGAGTAGCACGCTGTAAATCATCTTGCGGTCTCAGCCATTCAAGGTGCTGTTCCCATTTGTGTTGTAGCTGTGCTTTGTATTCAGGCGGAGCTATGTCAATTCGATAGTGTTTAGGATCCTGTAATATGTTTACATTGAGATCCTGCGCACGCAACAATCCTTTTTCTACCCAGTCTCGATGAAAATCAGTTATGTGCCAGGCATTCATTATACTAAGAGTGGGACTGATATAAAAGTCAACATCAGGACAAATTTTCAACATCTGTTCTCTGTTGCGTTCTACGTCTGCCCAGGTTGTGCCTTTGCGAATGTATTCTGCGTGATTGCCCATAGCATCCAAACTGGCACCCACAGCTACACTGTCGAACTTTTTCCAGTAATCAAACACCAGTCTGTCTTTGAGTTTGACTTCAGTGAAGTTGCTGTTGTAGATCAGTCTAACATCAAATCTGCCGCGACGTTCCAGTTCTTCTAGAATATTGTAGTGTTCTATCATCAACAGTGGTTCGCCACCGGCAAAGTATATCTGTTCTACGTCGTCTATATGCTCAACCAACTGTTCCCACATGTCAGTTTCATGTCTGCCTGCATAGATGAGCACACTGTTTTCTTTTTTCCAATCTTCGCCTGCAAGCTTGGCTTGATCTTGATACCAACTGCTTGAAAAGATATGCCCACAGCTTCTGCAACTGAGATTACACAAATTACTGAATCTTATATCCCAATAGGTCATGGAAAACTTATCTACACTGCCATCTTTATTGGTATCTTTGACTCGCCCGATATGGTGACCATGATGCTTGTTAGCACTTTGTCTACCAGAAAAAAATCCTGCATCTTCTTGTTCGTAGCATCTAGTACACCAGCTGTTTGACTTTTCTGAGAGCATGTCTCTGCGAAGTTCTCGCATGCGGTCACTGTTGTTTATATTCTCTAGTGTATCTTGCTTGGCATTACCTGCTGGACCTTCGCGCATTTCTGCATGACAGCAAGGATAAACATCACCAGTGGGATATGCATGTAAATGAATCCAAGGATAGATACAAAAACGTTTACTGCCAGTCAGCAAAAACTGTTCACTGTCAGTTACGTCTTTTAAATCAATTTTAATTGGATTGAGACTACCGTAACGGTATTCGTCTTTTTTACTGGTTGGCAAGCGTTCTAGTATTCTTCTGTGATGTTCATCTTCTTTTACGTAGATGAATTCAACTGGCACAGGGTCATGACTTAGATTGTTAAGTCGTTCTTGTTGTTCCTGCCAGTGTGTACTGTTAGTTACTATTATAACAAAAAAATTGCTGATGTCAACATGATTTAAGGCTAATTGTAAATTTTGCAGAACTAAGCCTACTGTGTCTTGTTGCACATAACTGTCTGTGGTAGTTGTAAACACCAACCTTTCTTGATCTGTATATTCGTCTTTGCGCAATCGTGCAAGTAATTCTACCAATTGCTGTTGCATGTCTTCATAGTGCATGTCAGCATAAGAATCCAAATCCACTGTGGATACAACACTGTATGTTTCTTGAATACTGTTCAACGTGTTAGCATAGCTCATAAACTGTTGTACCATTTAGCCAATCTCGGAAACGTTTCTGTAAAATTTTTATCTCGTCTTTTGTCATACTGCACAAAAAATCGTTTAAAATCTTTTTGTAGTAGCTCGGTGTCATTTTTGCCTTGTTGCAATTCATAAGGAGTAAGGTCGTGTTTGGTAACATCTTCCTTATGCGGGTTAACGACATTACGAATATATTTGCTTATACGCTGAATATGGTCACGTTCTAAATGATCAATAACACTATGAACATCACTGGCAACCATAAATTCATCAATTTCATCTGCTATGGTTTCTCTAATATCTTCTGGCAGCACTACAATATTTTGGAATGTCGGAAAACGCACTGGATTAATAGTAAACATTAAATTTTTTCCTAGTGGTTTTGCTATTTTCTTTTTTTCCACGAGCCAACGTAAAAAATCAACAAATCCGTCGGCATTTGGTGCATTAACTGTGCCAATGATACTGATATCTTCTATGTCTTTGCTTGCAATCAATCGATCGATGTTACGTTCCCACTGTTTCCAATTAAGCCCGTCTCTGACATACTCGCCCTGGGCTCCGATGCTTTCACTGCTCACATATGCCCATACAGGAAGATCGATTTTGCTCACTTTATCAAGCATTTTATCTACTACTGAGTCATCATAAGCTAAATTTGTAGTGATTTCGATTCTGCACTTTGCCTTGTTTGGATTCTCTACGAGCCAGTCTAATAATCTCCACATGTGAGGACTCATCATTGGTTCGCCACCTGTAATCCGCAACTGCTTTAGACTGCCAGCTAAACTGTCCTCCCACCACTTGAAAAATGCTTCTGCATATTCATTTACTTCGTTAGGTCGACTGGTCATGCTGTCGTCGCAAGGAGAAATGTAATGTTGCCTGCGATCAGTTTCTAAACCTTCGTATGCTCCGTTGTTGCGCACGTCGGTTGCCCAACTGCTGCTTATACTAGGACAACAATAACTACAGGCCAACTGACAGGTTCTATCAAACGCTATTTCTAAATACAATAAATCAACATCTTGATCAGCCGGAGCATCAAATGCTGCTTGCAATTGTTCTTCACTTGCAATGGTACTTAACCAATATCTGTCTGCTAGATTATTCGGGTCGGTTTCTTCCATGACCCAGCAAAACTGACAGTTGGCTGGTTTTTCGCCACGTTGCATCATTGCACGTTCATTTTTCTTAACTGTGGTATTATGCAATGCTCGCGGATTTTTTTTGATTTCTTCTACATCAATGGCATGCGGTGGATTGTGATGGCAACTTGTGGTCCAGCCTTGCTGAAGCCATACACTGGCATTGTACCACTTGGCGCCACAAAAGCTGGGACTTTTGCTATTCAGAACTCGATCTTTCCACTCACGGTATTCAGTGTTGTCATAGAGTTTTATTTTTTTCATAGTTGGGAATACCAGCTGTTTAGCTTTGGAAATGCTGTAGCAAAATCCAAGTCTCTGCGCTCATCGTACTGCGAATAAAACTTTTTAAAGTCATTTAAAAGTTTTGGATGTTCGAACGTTTCTGAGTGCGGAGTTTTTACAACATCTAAGTAGTCTATTAAACGCTGCAAATGATTGATTTCGTGTTGATGCAACAACTCATTGTGCTTGTTTGTATTTAACCAAGCTTCAAGGTCCTGTTTGTATTTTGTGCGGATATCATCAGGGAATATCAATGGACTTTGAAAACTAGGAAAGCGCAAAATGTTTAACGTAAAATTAGGACGGTCTTTGCCAAACTCAGCCTTCCATGTCAGTACCTTGTCTAAGAACTCTGGCAAACTGTCCAAACACAATGCGTTGATTGTGCACATATTATGCAAACTGCGTATTTGCGGACTGCGGACCAATAAGTCCATGTTACGCAGCCATTGGTTCCAATTCAATCCGTGTCGAATATACTCAGCCTGCTGGTCCATGCTTTCGTTACTGGTATAGATATCTAGTTCAATGTCTTCACAAGCGTCTAGCAATTCTTGAATCTTTTCAGTGGGTAAACTTAGGTTGCTGTTGATAGCAAGACGTGTTTTACTTTTGCCACGATTTTGCTTAAACCACTCGATCAATCTCCAGGTGTAGCCACTCATCAGTGGTTCTCCACCTGTGATTCTCAGCTCTTTGAGAGTACGATGTAGGTCACTTTCCCACCAACGGAAAAATGCTTCAACATATGGATTTTCTTCATTGATTGTAAACAGTTGCGCACTGTCATGAGGATGTGTAAAATGATTACGTCCATCACTGACAAGACCACTGTATGCACCATTGCGTTTTACATCTTTTACCCAGGTACTGGAAAATGCAGGATTACAATAGCTGCATGCAAGTTGACAAGTTCTGTCAAAACTGATCTCCAGTGTTTGTAAGTCAATATCTGCATTTGGGTCTGTTTCAAATACAGTTTGTAAATCTTTGTCGTCATAGATTACACTTTTGTACACACGGTCACTTACTGCATCTCGGCCCATGTCTTCTATTTTCCAGCAGTACTCACAACCTGGAGGACGTTCGCCCCGTTGCATCATTTCTCGATCTTGTTTTTTTTCTGGTGTGTTATGTAGTAGCTTGGGATTTTCAGTTACATCTTTAATAGGTACAAGATGTGCAGGCGGATGGTGGCAACTGGTGGTCATTCCTGATCCAAGCCATATAGTAGCATTGTACCACTTGGCACCACAAAAGCTAGAGCTTTTACTATCTAATACTCTTTTGCGAAATTCCAAGTCTGTTTCATTTATAAGTCTTGTCATATTTTAACTCTGTAAATATTCTGTTGCTTTTTTATATTTGGCATAGTAAGAAAATCCGCCATGTATCTTATTGTATTCTTGATCTATGCTATTGTATTTGTTGTTTTTAAAATACTCGATAGCACATATAGGTTTAGTTATTTCAGTTTGTGTCCAATTACACACCAATCTTATCGTTTCCTCAAAAGAATAAACAAGATCTTTTAATAGAATTTTTTTAGTATTTTTACGGTCGTATACAGTATCAAACACTGTAGAATCGTCCGGTGAAGAAAAAATATCATTGATATCGGCAGATGCAGTACACTCTGATATACGAAGTGCGTGTTCTAGTTCGAAATTTTTCCTATCTATTATGATTATTTTTTTGGCTCGTGTACGTAAAAAACCTATCCATTCGTTTAACGTTAGCCTAGACAATTTACTTATAGACAACCCATAGAATAAATCCTCATTGTGGTCTGTGATAGTATTCAGTGTGTTTACCAAAGTTTGGCCTGCTGAATCAGCATTGTGTAACACTATTATACATGAAGATAAATCTCGATTGACTACCTGTTTGTAAATTTCCTCAGCTTGATTTTTAATATTTTTTGCAGCATAGAAAACTGCAGGATACATGTTACTAACTGTTGGCTTTTTTATTAGGTTTTTATATTCTGCGCAGTCTGGTGGCAATTTTTGCAAGCATTGGCTGTACATAAGATCGTCGATATCTGTTTTACTAGGAAGTTTTTTTGCAGAATCTATAAGCATAGTTTGTAATGCAGGTATGTTTTGTGTCAATAAAGGATCATTTGATCTAAGCAATGCTAGTATACTTTCGTCGTGATTTAGAAATTTTTGTTTGCTTTGCCAGTAAGATACAGTGTCGTTAATTTCATCATTGGACCTTACTCCATCATGCTTTCTCCACCATTGATAAGCCTGTTTTATGGTTATTGCTGGTTTCTTAACCAACTGTTTCATTTTTACAATATACAAATTTTCATGTTGTAAATTCCTGCACTTGTCGAACACATTTAACCATGTTTGAATTTGCGAAGCCAAATCTTGAATGTTTTCTATTTTACAAGAGGCTTGTTGTAGCATCTTGGTTTCTCGATTGTTTAACATTTCCAAAATACAGTTTGTTGGATCAATCAACATAGTAGGTCCAGTATCGGCAATAGATAAAATGTCATTTTCTATATTGTTGATATTATAATGCAAGCGAACAATACTGGCAGAATTATAAATATTTGCTAACTCAACAGGCGACGAATCATAGTCACGGTTTATATAATTGTCCATATTATGATGAAAACTGCCAGTTTCAGTTTGCACCTGTTGGATGGTTTGATATTCTTTTTGATCTAACCATCCCATTGCCCACAATAAAAAATTACCATAATCACCGCCACTGTGCAATATACGCAAATCATAACTGTTGATAAATTTGTCAAAATCATCCTGCATGCCGTTTGCTCCTGTATTCACACAGTTTCCACCAGTCTTGCATTTCTGGAAAAGTTTTTAAAAAATCAGTGCCTCTTCTGCGATCGTGTTCATTGAAAAACCTATAAAAGTCTGCCTGAGCACGATGTAAATATTCTGTGTCTAGTTTTTGCCCATCTCTCATCCAAGCAATGTCACGATCAAGACGCTGTATTTCATAGTCCTTGAATCCTTTTAATCGAGTGTCCGGAGTTTCAGCTTGTGCTATCATCCAACTCCACAGTCTTTCTAACTGTAGCACATAACTTTCAGGCAATATCTGCAGACTTTGCCATTCCGGCTGACGCAGCACTGGTGTATCAAACCAAACTCGTTGATAACTTTCACTGTAGACTTTTCTCAGTCCTAGTATGCCGGCAAACAGATCACCCAAGCTGGGCACACTGAGATTGTTCATTGTTACAATAAAAGTGAGACTGCTGCGCTCTGGAATTTCATTGAGAAATTGATTGCATCTGTCCCACATGAGATCAAAGTCAAGACCGTTGCGCATGTATTCTGCTTGTTTACCCCAACCGTCTACACTGACAAATTGCATGTAGTGTTCTACATGCCCTTCGTTGCAGAGGCGTTTTACTTGTTCTTTGTATTTTTGCCACAAACGTTCATCCACACTAAAATTACTGGTCACGTTTAGATGCAACTTGGGATTAGGATTTTCCAATACATAATCAAACACACGATATGTGTTCTTATCCATTAATGGCTCGCCACCAGTCATGCGAAAATGTTCCAGTTCAGGATACAGTTCAGGCCACCATTCCCAAAATGCTTCCACATATGGGTTATGTTCTCTTGCTGGGATAGGCCGGCGATCGCCTTGAAAATGTTTTGGATCGTTGTGTGGAGTACTGGTTGGCCATGCCCCGTGTTTTTCGGTTTCCTCCATCCAGGAACTGCTGAACTGCGGGCTACAGTAACTACAACGTAGATTACAGGCACTGTTGAAGTTTACTTCTACATACGCAGGGTTTACATCTTCATCGCCAGTGCTGGCAATAATATTGTCAAAGTCTTTGGCCGCCCAGGGTTCTCCTGATCTATAGTGTCTGTCACTGAGTTTGCCATTGTCTTCCATGGCCCAACAATAGCTACATTCTTCTGGACGATCGCCAGACAGCATGCGCTTGCGCTGTCGTTTTTTCCAGGCTGTATTGTGTAGTGCACTGGGATTATTTTCCAGTTCTTGTGATTCGATTCTGTGCAAAGGAGGATGATAACAACTGTTGTTATATCCATTGGTGAGATGTAAACTGACCTGTTTCCATTTGGCAAGACACATGCCGGGTCCGACCTGATTCAGTGCGTCTCTCATGTCTTCAGCATTGGTAATAAAACCACTGCGAAAGTCTTTGTTTACTTCATCACCTTTCATAGATTTTTTTTATACTCTGCGTAGATTTGGTCGCCATTGTACTGTTGTGGGCAAAACTTGCACTGCGGTATACTGTTGCCGAGATTGGCAAAAAACTGTTTTTTGTTATTTGAATCAATGGTTAGAGGTTGATAACTCTGCATTAGCTCTCTATCACTAGTACTTAATGTCAACTGATGTTGCTTATCAAATTCTGGCAACAATGCAACTACGCCGCACTTGTATAACTTGCCATCAATCCAGTGATGGCAGTTTTTCATATGACAATTGGTGTGTGCTGCTTCTCTGTCACTGTTGTGCAGTTGCTTTACGCCCATTTGATCTATTATGCTTCCTTGGTGAAACCACCAATTATATTCTATGCGAGTAGAAATACCGTTGACATCTTTCAATATTCTATATACATTGTAAGGATCTTCGTCGTATATTGTATCAATTATTGGACCTTGTTGCCATTTTTTTACACGTGACACAATATCGTCTACATGATTTTCATTGTGTACACCTACCCATACACTGAATCTATCTCTGTATTCCAAATTGAGATTGTAAAGATCTTGTCTGTGTTCGATTCTGTATCCATTGGTAATCAATCTTAGATAAGTCTTGGGCCACAGTTTAAGTATACCTCTGCACCAATCAATAACATCAGCATTCAACAGTGGTTCTCCTCCTAACACTGCACAGTGACGAATACTGACCACTTTACTCCACTCTTTATATGTTGACTCTAAATCTTTCCAGCGTTGTCGACCACGAAAGTTGTAGTTGTTAAATCTGTTGCATCCAGGGCAGCTGAGATTGCATACGTTGGTAATATAAAATTCACTGTAATCTAATTTGTACATACAGTGCTATCCACAAATTGTTGATTCATGTCGATTAAAAGTTTTTTGTTATGCTCTAGAGTAGGAAGCATTTCATTGTAGATCTTCTGCAGTTCGTTGATACTTTTATTAGACAAAAAATTTATCACTTTTTTAATTTCCACAGTCTGCCAGTCAGCCGGATCTTCTGCATACCCTTCGTCCCACCAACGATCAAATGTTTTAAAACCTAGCTTTTGTAATCTATGTAAAAAATTCTGCGGACCTTGGACAATAAACGGTGTCATCATTGCAATAGGTCTCCATATTTTTTCAGTAGGAAAAAATGTTTCACCTACGTAGGATGTTTCGCATACCACTTCAGTAAAAAAGTTTTGATAGCGCGAATACATGTTACAGTGCTGGTCCATCAATATTGGGTATGTCACTGATTCACTAGAGATCATAGGACATTGTTGCAAAAACTGTGATATTTCAGTACTAACCTCAACACCTGCTATTGCTAGCAAACCGTCTAACCCAAGATTATTTCGGTGATATTCGTCAGATGGATCATAATGAAAAGTCTGATCGGTTTGATCTTTATAATGATTGAACAGATAACTGCTTAGATCCAGTCTGTGACTGTTACTGCGGCCTACAAACAATCCAAACGTTTTTGAAATATTTTTTTCCGTGTTTACATTTTCTAACAACTTTACAGTGTTATAAACAAAATGGTTAGGAAAGGTTATTTCAAATTCAATATTGTCAATGGGTTGTTGATAGAGATTGCATGTTGTAACTGTTATATTTTCAAGATCGTAATTGTATGTTTCGCAAATGTCTCTAATAGACTGATAAATGTCAAGATTCTCAAAAGCAGGACCTTCATTTAAGAGGTCTATACACACTGGATGCTTGTTGCAAACAGCAGAGGTAAACTGTGCAATAACCGATAACTTATTCCATACATAGCTATCGCTAGTTATTAACTTTATTGTTACCAACCTTCGATCTGCCTTATTACATCAATTTCTCGAACCATTATGCCTCGATTGGTCCAGTCACTGCGATAGTGCTGTTTGAAAAATGCACTGGCAGTGTCTGAAAAGTCAGCCAACGGTAATTCTAGTTGTGTAGCTAAATCTTCGCTTACACTGCCGATTACTTCTCTAGGATGCCGATCTTCTACAGTGGCCCACAGG